CGGTCTTACTAACTAAGAACCTGCCCTTGATATTCATGTCCTCCCACACAACCTCGCTAACCTTCTGTTTGCGCTCTTGTATGGTAATGTTCTTGGCTCTATTAATATAGAACAAGACTTTCTGTAGGACGTGACCTGGGGCTTCCTTCCTGTGGTAGGACTGGCAAACGTCGCGCCAAAGATAAAAGTTACCGTCCCTACGGTAGCCGGTAAACTTATTATTGGGAGAGTCACGAGCTATAACGTAACACTCCTCTCGTGTCATCCCAATATCCTTACAAGCATGGTATAGCCTCCACAGTGTAAGAGAGCGGTCCTCTCCCTCAGAGTCCATTAAGGTTCTGTGGTCGTCAGTAATAAGAGACTTATACTTATACGTGATAAACTCTTTACTTTCTAAGTCTTGGTCACAGGGTAAAGAGTGTTGCTTTTGCTCAGTGGAATGACTGACTGAGGGCAGGGTGACAAACGTATCTAAACTACACTTCTCAGAGGGGTCTTGATAGTCTTCTACAAGCTCCACGTCGTAACGCTCTGAGTATTTATTGTTCTTAGTGAAAGGAAGCCTAAGCAGTTGAGAAATATCCCAGCCAGACTTGTCTACCTTAAGGTAGTTGTGTGCTATGCGCTTGTTGATTCCTTCAACGTCACTCAATGGGTAAGGCTTGTCCAAGAGCCAGTACGCATGGTGCTTACCTGGAGAGGTCTGCACTACTAATGAGGGAGGGGCTTCAGCAACCATCCAAGGAGACCAAAACTGCTCGTCACTGTCCATCCAAAGACAGCAACCAAAGTCACCAGCTTTATCTTTAGCTGCGTTCTCTCGTTGCTTGTAGGTGTGCGGTGTAAAGTAACAGTCATAACCTTCTGGTGTCTCTACATTGCTGAGCGTGTGTATCTCTTCTACTGATAGCCAGCGGAGATCACCGGGCCATTTACCTTCTTTAACAAATACTAATCTGACCCATCCTTTTATATTGATAGGAAAGATCGCTCTTAAAAACTCAATTGGGGAGCTGATAGTGGGTGTTTTAGATTTCTTCATTAATCAATTACCTCTCTATGTAGTGCCTTTGCCTTGAGATATTCAATCTCAGCTAAAAGATTAACAAAACTTTTCAAAAACACACAGCACAAAATCACTTTTTTGTTTTTGCCTCGAAGTCGTGGGCTATGAGGTAAAATTTATTTTTTATTATTGGACAAAGCTTGTTTGCTTTGCTAATATCTTTCTCAGTAACCAACGACCTAGGAGAAACTCATGGCACCTAAAGCTAAAAAGAAACCAGCTGCTAAAAAAGCGGCTCCGAAGAAGAAGTCAACCAAAAAAGAACAACCAAAGGAGGCCGAAGTGGCTGTCGAGACACCCGAAGAAGAAGCACCAGAAGTTCCAGCAGCAGAAGAAGCGCCCAAAGAAGTAGCACCTTCTGCCCCGAAAGAAAAGCAATACAACATGACCATGCGTCACCTCCTGGTGTTCATGGAGCTTGAAGACACCGAAGAGAACCAGCTCGAAATCACCTCACGACTCGAAGCTCTCAAAGCCTGGAAGAAAGAGAACCGTCGCAAGACGGAGTGGACACAAGAGCGACGTGACGCGCAATCACAGCGTATGAAAGAGCACTACAAAGAGAACGAGTCCAAGATGAAGGGCCGTAAGATCTCTGACGAGCACCGAGAGAAGCTTAGAGCAGCACAAGCTAAGCGTCAAGAGCGAGTGCGTAAAGAAAAAGCCGAGTATGCTGAGTTCGCTGCACAACGAGCTGAGTTCGAGGCCTTCAAGAAAGCACAAGCTGAAGCTGCCGCTTGAACCTAACCTACATGTATGCCAAGCCTAAGAGTGTGCTCTAAACAGAGCACACTCTTTTTTTGTGGGGGTAAATAAATGGACAGTGGACTATCACACCTAAAGAGAGAGCTAGATAAAGATCCAGGTAACTTCTGCCTAAGAAGGTTAGTCAGTTTACGAGAGGCTAGGTTAGGTATTAAAGGTGAGCCAATATTCTTATGTCATTTAGCTGTATTTGGGTATAAGAATTTAGTGGAAGCTTGGGAGTTTAAGAAAGACCAAGAGGGTTATTCCCCCTATATAGGTCCTATAACTGAGATATGTGAAATGGATCGTTGGTTATACCCTGCTCGGAAATGGTTAAGCGAATCCCCAATAGCTGTAGAGGTATGGGGGAGAAGGACCACATGATAAAACTACACAAACACCAGCATGAGGCTGTAGATTTTATGCTAACTGCTAAGAAGTCTATACTAGCTGATAAGTGTGGTGTCGGTAAGACCTTCCCTGCCATAGTCTTTGCTAGGTTCTGTGAAGGTAAACGACTAGTTGTATGCCCAGCATACCTGATAGCTAATTGGGAGGAGGAAATTAAAAAAATTTTTCCTGGGGCTGAGGTTTCTAGGCTAGACTCTAAAGCTAAGGATAAAGAAGCAGTCATAACTAGTGACTACGACTTCCTTATAACTTCCTACGGTATGCTTAGGCAAATGGTTAAGCAAGTAAAGAACAATAGAAGCTTCACGTTCCCCAAACTAAAGAGCCTGTTTAAGATACGGTGGGGGTGTGTAGTCTATGACGAGGCGCACAGGTTGAGGAACCAGGGGAGCAACACCTCCAAGAATGCTAGGAGATTAAAGACAGAGCACTGTGCTATCCTAACTGCCACACCTATAATCAAGAATTTCGGAGACCTATTCTCTCCTCTTAAATTGTGTGACCCACAAACATACTCCTCTTACTGGAGGTTTGTAGAGGAACATTGCCGCACAACAAAGACACCCTTTGACACACAGATAGGAAAGCTAAAGAACAAGGAGGAAAGCTACCGGTCTATATCTGACAGAGTTATGATGCGCTCGCCAGATGACTGTGACATACCCTGGCCTGAGTATTCTATAACCAAGGTAATAGTAGAGCCTTCTAGCAAGCTATACAAAGCTTACCGTTATTGTAAAAAGAACTACGTAGCGGAGATAGGAGACAAGAGGGTAGACTGTCTAGCTAGTGCAGACCTGATAGCCAACATGAGGAAGATGCTCATCAACCCTCCAGGCAAACAGAACCCAAAGCTACAGGCTATAAAGGATATAGTAAAAGACGCGCCGGGTAAAGTGCTGATCTACTCATGGTATAAAGACAACGCTAAGAAAGTAGCACAGGAGCTAAAGTGCCTCCTCATAACTGGGGATACACCTATGAGGGAGAGGGAAGCTACAGTCAGGGACTGGAAGGGTAAAGCCAAAGTGCTATCGGCCACACTTAAATCTGTGAATGAAGGTAACAACTGGCAGCACTGTGACACGATAATATTTCTGGACGCTCACTGGACCATGGCTGACAACGAGCAAGGCATAGGTAGGTGTGTGCGATTCGGGCAAAAGAACACTGTGAGAGTTTTTGTAGTGTGTGTAAAAGGAACCCTAGACACTAGAATATGGAGGTTAGCGAACGAAAGAGGCAACGTCAACGAGGAACTTCTAATACTTCAAGAGCTAAAGGAGGAATAGTGAACGAGGAAGAAACAAAAGGTTGTAACGAGGTAACTGGCTGTAGACTTGACCACGAGTCTATCAAACCTCATACATGCCCTTTCAAGACCGAGGTAAACGACGACTGGGAGACTCTCTGCCAATGCTGCGAGAAGGGCGTGAACTTCTGCTGTTACGAAGTGTGAAAAGATTTAATTTTTTATTGTCAAATCTTGTCAACAAATGATATCGTCTAATTTCTTGGAGGTCAGAAATGGACTTTTATGAGAAGCTGAAGAGAGCTAGAAAGGCTCAATACGTTAGAAGGCCTGGGGTTAGACCTAAGGCCATAGTCCTGGCAGAAAGGAACAGGACAAAGAGGAAGCTTACTGACAAGCAAGCCAAAGCTATAAGGCACCAGCACTTTATAAAGGGTGTGCACAGAACAGTAATGGCGAGAGCTTTGAAGGTAGCTTCAGGAACTATAGATAGTATCTGTAGGTATGAGACTTATAGGGACTGCGGTGGTCCTTGTAACATTGAGTGTGAGTTAGCGAGCGGCGATGAGTGGGCTTGCGTAACAGATCATGAGGCATAACTTGATTGTAAGTATAAGCGACATACAAAACTTTCAAAGGTGCAAACGTAAATGGAACTATCAATCCCCTAACCAAAGGAGTTTAGTAAAGGCAGGCATGCCTAGAGCACCGTTCTTATTCGGTGACATGATACACAAGCATATTGATATACACCTAGACATGCTGCCCGGTAACGTTAGCACTACGCAGGTATCAGTTAAGGTAGGTCAGTGGCTACTTGAAAAGATTAAAGAGTATGAGACTGAGTATGTAAAGATAGTCGGCTGTTCTTTATCTACACAAGAAACTGACCTCTTCTTTGAAGCAGCTAAGAAAGCCTTCTCTGTATACAAGAACTACGTTGACTACTATGGCAACGATCTTTTTGAAGGCTTCGAGTGCATAGGCATAGAGCAGCCCTTTGAGATCCCTATCCCAGGAAGCCCTGGAGATTACTATGTGGGTAAGCTCGACAAAGTCTTTGTAAAGGGTGACGACCTTTACCTAGCAGACCATAAGAGCTACAGTAAAAAGAAGGGCGCAGAAGCCTTGCACCCTAACATGCAGTTCAGGTCTTATAGCTGGGTAGCCTCACAGATATTCCCTCAGACTTTCAAAGGGTTTATCTACGACGGTATACTAAAGCAAGAGCCTGTAGTGCCAGCGACACTAAAGAACGGTCAACTAAGTAAGGCAAAAAACCAGTGGACTACTTCACAGCTTTACCTAGAAGAGGTTGCTAGACTAGACCTAGACCTAGGATCTTATAAGAAGATCATCAAACACTTCGAGGGTAGGCAAGCAGACTACTTTAACAGAGTGACACTGCCATATTCAGAGGGCTACTTAGAGGAGGTGCCTAAGATCCTAGCTTCCGTTATAGCCCACATGAAGTTCGAGGTCACAGCCCCTAAGTCTCTTAGGTATATGCCTAACGTCCCTTTCCTGGGTTGTATTGACTGTGACTTTAAGAAGGCGTGTTACCTTCAAAGCAACGGGCTAGACTACGAGAAGCACCTAAAGAACACATATGTCAGTAAGGTCTACGACACCTTCAAAGAGATTAGTAAGGAGAGGTTAGGTGTTTGACGAAGACAACGAGCCTAAAATTAACAACACGTTCCTAATCATGTGGGTGTGCATACAAGTAGTCAGCACCTTCTGTATATGGCTAAACTCAATGTTAATACTCTACCTATTAGTAAAGGCAAACAATGGTTAACCCAACACTTAACCCTAAAATTATGGCAGCCAATGAGATAGTGGACCAGTGGGGGCTGAACATTGCTCTCTACGGTCCCCCTGGGGTCGGTAAGACCCGCCTCATTTCTACTGCACAAGACTATGAGAAGTCTGCCAATCTGCTTATCATCGACGTTGAAGGTGGGACTAGGACTATCAAGAATCGCACTGACATTTCTGTGACCAAACCTAAGACATGGAAGGAACTACAAGCTTTATACAATTGGCTACTTACTGAGGGTAAGGATAAGTATAAGACAGTAGCCATTGACACTATGACCCACGCTCAGACACTGTGCTTAGACTATGTTCTAGGCAAGAAAGAGAAGCCAGAGTTCCAAGACTTTGGCCGGGTTGGGATACTAATGAGTAAGATGATTCAGGGTTTCGTTTCCCTGAGTAAAGAGGACGGGATAAACATTATATTTAGTTGCCATGTTAGAACCGATAAGGATTCTCAAGGCACTGTGTATAACGTTAGCCCTGACTGTTACCCTAAAGTAGGCAAGGCTTTAATGTCTCAAGTGGACACTATAGGGTACTACACAAAAAAGAGAAAGGGGTCCAATGTAAACAGGGTACTACAAATTGATGGTGTGGGTGCCGTAAAGGCCAAACACAGAACAACAACTAAAGGTGTAAAAGAGTTACTTAACCCGTCCTTTAAGGACTTACTGGAGATTAACTAATGGGAATCAAACTAGACTTTACAGATGCCGATACCAAGAGCGGCTTTGAGCCTCTTGAACCTGCCCTTTATAGAGCACACGTTTCAAAGGTTGAGCCCCGCAAGGGTAAAACCTCGGGCAAGCCTTACCTTAGTGTCGAGTTCGAGTTGCCCGACGAGGACAATCGTAAGCTCTGGCAGAACTTCAGCCTCCAACCACAATCCTTGTGGGCTTTGAAGGCTTTCATGGTCACTCTTGGCTTTGACCCAGATGATATGGGCGGAGAGTTTGAGCTTGAAGAAGAAGAGATTGTCGGCAACGAGTGCTGCTTGAACGTTGGCCCTCCTGAGGAAGGCCGTAAGAACAACGTCATTGAGTCCATTGTGAGCATTGACGACTGGAACGAGTGAACACCCCACCCCTTGAGGCTAGCAGATAACTAGGTCTGCTAGCCTTTCTTTTTGTCTGGAGATAATTATGGACGAGGATAAGGTAATAATATCTATAGACCCTGGTGTGACTACAGGTCTAGCTGTGTGCTCTATCAGTAAAGAGTTACACATAACCCCCATGTTCATTGCTGACAGTAGAGAGATATCTATTATAATAAGGGAGGTAGACATAGCTATAAGAACTATGGGTGCTGACGTAGTTATAGTAGAGGACTTCATCGGCGGAGGGTTTAGGAATAAAGACAGCAAGAGAACTATAGAGACCTTAGGTTTCATTAGACTATACTACTCTCTTATCATGGAAAGGAAAGTGGTAGTACAACAACCACAATTCAGGAAACATGCTTACCAGGAAGCATGTAAGTTACTAAAGTCCAACGGTATAACAAAGGTTCACCATGCTAAAGACGCATTGGCACACCTTGTAGCCTACTGTATAAAGGAGCACAGCTATGAAAAAAAACATGACGTTTCAAGCTAGCGCACAGCTCATGAGCCTGATTAAGGAGGGTGCTAGGCGTAAAGGGGTAACAGCCTCCGAGTATTGCAGAGCCGCTTTGTATGAGCAGTTTAACAAGGACGGGTTGACTGACGACCTCGGAGACCCTTTTGTGGGGGTCATAGACAATGGCTGACTGCAACACAGACTGTGACAACTGCCCTTTGTTTAAGCACTACAAGCCTGTGTTCGGAGTGGGAGACGATAGCCCTGATATAGTTGTAGTTGGTGAGTACCCTAGTCTGCCACACAAGAGAGACACCCACCCTATAACAGGTAACGCTAAGCTTCTACTAGACAAGACATGGGGAGACGTGGGCGGCGACCACATAAAGGTATACTACACTAACGTAACACTGTGCAAGGTGCCTAGGAAGAACAACAAAAGACAGCCTCCAAACGCAGCGTCTATAAAGGCTTGCAACAAAAGGTTGATAGAGGAGATAAAGGGACTAAAGCCTAAGATAGTCATAGGTATGGGTTCACCTTCCATGACAGCCTTAGGTGGGTACACTGGTAAGTTCAAGGACAACATAGGGGAGTTCAAATATAACAAGAGGCTTGGCTGTCACTCCGTTATTACCTACCACCCCTCCTCGTGTTTAGGAGGAGCTACACACTTCTACGACAACATACACAGCACCTTGCGTCGAGCTGTTCTTATGATTGACGAGGTCATGCCGTTCCCGCAAACTAAGCCAGTCAACAAGGTGTATATTACTAACCAAGGCGAAGCATACCGGGCACTGTGTGAGATAGCTAAGAAGCCTAGATGGGCAATTGACCTTGAGACAGATGGGTTCTATTACAAAAGGAACATAGAGCTAGTAGTTATAGGAGACGATAAGATAGCTTATGTCTTCGAGAACAAAACCCTTCTCAAGAGTGTTAGGAATAGAAGAGTCTTCAAAGCTATGCTTGAAGATCCTGACAGAACTTGGATACTACAGAATGGTAGCTTCGACTTTAAGTTTCTACTGCACCACTACGAGTCTATGCCCTTAAGCCATATAGACACCATGTGCTTGGCTATCGGCATCACAGAAATGGGAGACTCTATAACACTGGATAGGCTGTGTCAGACATACTTGAACGAGCCTAACTGGAAGAAGATGTTGGACGGTCATGTTCCAAAGGGCGGGAGCTACGCCGACATACCGCGAGACATTCTGGTGGACTACGCGGCGAGAGACGCCATCAACACCTTCAGGTTGGAGCCTATCCTGCGTCGGGAGTGCAGTGTGCAAGGGACGCTAGAGCACGTAGAGAAGTATCTCATGCCAATGCCATACGCGGTAGCCAAAATGGAAATGAGAGGCTTCAAAGTGGACCTTAAATACGTCCACAAACTTAAGAAGAAATGGGTGCCTAAGTTAAAGGCTATGCAAGAGAGGATAGTAGCCTATGCTAGGGAGAGAGGGTTCGACGCCTCTAAGATAGTTAAGAAGCCCAAACACAATGACCTTAATCCCAATAGCCCCACGCAGCTGTGCCACTTTATATACGATATGTTGGGGTTCAAGCTGTTCAAAGGGCGAAGAACTACTAACGCCGAGTTCCTAAAGGAGAACGCACACCACCCATTTATACTAATGCTTAAAGAGTTCAGGAAGTATAACAACCTTTTCACTAAGTATATAGGTAAGTTCCATGACTTCGTATACGAGGACGGTAGGGTTAGGCCTAGCATTAGTATCAAGAACACAGTCACAGGTAGAATGGCTGTCTACGATCCACCTCTACAGACACAACCTAACGAGCAGAACCTAGCAGAGTGGGGCTTCGACTCTATCAAGAAATGCTATAAGGCGTCCAAGGACCACACCCTAGTTGACATTGACTATGGGCAGCTTGAAGTGAGGTTCGCTTGGCACTACTCCGCGGACAAAGAGCTTGGCAAGTCAATCATGACGGGTGACGTCCATAAGGCTACAGCCTCGAAGGCTTTCAAGTTGCCAATGGAAGCTGTGACCAAGTTCATTAGAGGCAGGGCAAAGGCTATCTTGTTCGGTGTTATGTATGGTAAGAAGAAGTGGAGTCTTAAGGAGGATATCAAAGCTGAGAGTCTAGAGGAAGCACAGAAGTTTATCGACGACGTGTTTAACTCTTACCCTGACTACCATAAGTGGTGGCTTAAGCAACAAGAAGACGCGCTAGAAAGCTGTGAGGTAACTAATTATGTCGGTCGAAAAAGAAGATGGTCTATCATTAATAGATCTATGGTGCCTGAAGTTAGAAACCAGTCGGTCAACTTCCCTATCCAATCACTCAATGCCGACCTTACCTTGTGGCAGATTGGTGTTATTACCAGGAAACTTGAAGAGACTGGATGGGGTTACATTGTTACTGCCGTCCACGATTCAATAGTGTTCGAGATTAAAACTGAGCACTTGCACGTTGCCGTGCCTTGGATCAAAAAGCAGATGCTCATTATGCCCTTCGATAGTTGTGCTGAGTATGAAGTATCTATAGACGTAGGCCAGAATTGGGGAGAGCTTATACCTTACGAGAAATACCTAGAGCAGGAGGAGTGTGTTAATGCCTAGTAGAAGAACAAGAAGTAAGATACCTAAGGGTTATAGTCAAAAGGAAAAGGAGGTTCTGTGTGAGGAAATACTAGAGTTGTTCAGAGTCAGGTTCTGTTTAGCTAAAATAAGCAAACCTAAGGCCGAAGATCTCCTGTCCTATGTTGCGTTCGTTCTGTGTGATTGGTTTAGTGATAAGAATTGGAGGCCATATGATTCTGATAAGGGGAAGACCTTAAAGCGATGGCTTATACTAATAGTGGAATACAGTGTTAAAGACTACATCAGAAGGGAATCAAGAAGCAGAACCCCAGACAATCCTAAAATCATTATAATTAATTGGCTGGACGGAACCGGAGTAGAAGAGGAAGACCTCACACAAGTACCCTATGTAGAAGACGAACATATAAGTAGAGTCGAGTCAAAACAAGAGGTTCAAGACATCATGAGCCTATGTAACACCAAACAAAGGGAGGTGCTAAAGCTTATTCTCCAAGGCCACAGCGTCAGTAAAGCAGGAGTTCTGCTTGGTAGGGGCGCTAACTATTCTTACTACATACTCACAACCATAAGGAACATTACTAGGAGCTTACATGGACAAGCAATTTGAAGACGAGACAATGGTGAAACTAAACAAGATCATAATTGAGAGATTGTATGGTAAGTCTAGCACTAACTTGAATTTAAGAAAGCTGTTACGGGAGGTCTACGAGCGTGGTAAAATAGACGGGCAACCAGAATATGTGGAGGCCCATGGCTATATACGAGACTGTTGAATACAGTAACATCTACTACTGGGTAACGGTAGACTTTTGGGAAAAGCTTAGGCCGGACCAAAAGATTTTCCTAAAGGGAAAGGTGACCAAGTTCTTTCAAGGACGAACACCTTTTATGTACGGCCCTGTTAATCTTAGAGGCTTAGGTGTGGTATTCTACTACAAGCCTGACAATATGGAACACCCAGAAAGGGTTGAAGATGCACAATAAACTTTTAACGTTAGCTTTCCTAGGATTATACCTAGGACTGTTTGGGTATGTGTTAACAGTAAGGGAAGTTGTGATAGAACCAAAGCTACCCTGTGACTGTGATTCTTGTCAGGAATGGGAGTACTAAAATGTCCCTAGTTAACTATATAATATGTGATTATCCTAGGTGTAACGTTAGAGAGAGGGTGCTGGTGTCTTGCTCTATTGGTAAGCACCACACCACACCGTTGAAGATGGATTGGGTTATGAAAGACGTTAGGCACTTCTGCTCAGAGAGTCACGCCAACAACATGCCCAGGCCTAACAACAAGCAGCGACGAGCAGCAAGGAAGAGAGGGCAGAATGGAGGATCTTAGTGGCTTCAAGACTAAGCCTTACACACCAGAGGAAATAAAGAGGGCGCAGTCTTTACTCAAGGGTATCACCAAGCTAGAGGAGACGCTACAGGTCAGGGTAGGCAACCTTCAATATCTAGTTTTACATAGTTCAGGCAAACCTTGTATGGAAGTCGAATGGTGTAACGATTGCCGAGTCTATGAAGTAAAAGGCACACTGTGTAAGACACAACACTATGAGGATAGGAAGGTCGAATGCCCTGGCGTTAACTGTTACGAAGGTAAGGTGACTAACGGATTCCAGCCAGAAGTAGACTGTATAATCTGTGAAGCTACAGGTTATGTTACCGTACAACTTAAAAAAAACCTTAAGGTTAAAAAGGGCGATCTCATAACTAAAGACATGATAGAAGAGGAGGACTAATGACTTGCCATAAATGCCAGAGGGAACTTGTGCTCGTGTGCCCCATAATCTTTCAGTTCGACAAGCCTCTCCATGCTTGGTGGCTACAGGAAATGGTGTGCCCTAAGTGCGATAAGGGAGAGCCGGTCTTATAAGGATCTGCCTGTTATCTCTAAGGTGTGGTCCCACCTTTCCTGAACTTCTAGCACCTCGAACTTGGTTATCAAGACCCAACCGAAGTCAAGCTTAGCAACAGATAATGGGTCTAGTAACACCCTGTGGTCCTGCGTTAGAGAAAAACTAACTTGATCCCAGGGGTTACCGACTCTATCTAGATAAATAGCTAATGTAGACTCTACTTCAGACAAAGTTTTGATAAACAAAAACTGAACCTCTTCGAGCTGTTCCCCGTAAGCTGCAATAGAAGCGGCGTCTTCTCTTTGTATTTCTTGCCTATACCCTTCTGCGTCAGTCAAGTCAAACTCAGCTTCAAACCTGTTCTTAACCTGCTGTTCTACGTCTGAAGACCTGATACCAGGGTTAGGCATAATCATGTTACGAAAGATAGTTAGTGCCGGTGCAGCTACATTAGCCCGAAGCTCCATAAACTGTAACTGTATGACCCCATTGATCATGTAGAAGAATACTCTGGACTCCTTAGCTATAAGCTGTAGCACTTCCCACAGTTCACTAGACCTAATGACGCTACCCACAGAGGAACTTACATAGCCAGCAGCTTGTAGGAGTGCACTAGTAGCAGCAACGTTAGCAATGCTAGCACTGGGGTTATTGCCTACTAGTGCGTTAGTCCATAAAGCCTCTATAAGTTCAGCGGGGTCTCCGCTAATAGCCCCAACCACAGTACCAACTAGGTTATTAACATACCTGGTTTCCTGTGGTTCATATATAACTATGAGGCCTACTCTAAATACACTAAAAAAGTTCCCTGTGTCGCCGATGACCTGTAGGGTTGTGTTAAATAAGTCATCCCAATCTACACCGGCAGCGAAGGCTGTAGACGTTATATCGTATTGGCTAGACACAGTTCCAGAGTTTGCTGCTGCTGTCGTAGGAGAGGGTGTGTATTGGATCTCTACGTTTGCCTCGAAGATAGTCCAAACAGTGTTAGGCACACCAAGAGCGACCCCTAGGTCTACCCAAAAGTTCATGTTTAGCAGGTCAGCACCTGTCTTGGTGCCTGGAGCAAAAGCTATGGTTGCAGTTTGTATGACTGCTGGTGTAGACTTGGGGAACTGCCCGTGCCCTGTTAAGTTAGCTAGGCCTTCAAATATGCTAATAGCTCCTTGGTTACCAAAACCGGCACTACCACCCTCTATGACACTTCCATGCTTCCAACGGAATACTAGTTGAGTAATCTCGTCAGCAGGACTCACTTGACTAGGTAGCGTCCCAAAGAAATATCTTAAGCCTCTAAACGGACCAGTGCCTAACCCAGCAGAGATAGTGTCCACAGAGTTGTCCTCATTACCGTCGTGGGTAATATCCTCGTCATTAGCTAACCTAAACTCTGGGTTAAACCCTCCAATAGGTGTCCCTGTGGACCCGACACCAACAACAAGAGAATCAGGCGTGAAGATAGCTGTTGTGAGGCTTTGAGCGGAAGGAACGTCTGTAGACCTACGACCTTTCTGCTCAGCTATCTCTAAGAAGTCAGGGTCAAGTTGGTCCTCTGTAGTTAGAAAGCCAGCGTTAATACCTCCAGGCACAAACGGGCTGAAAATATTTAACTGACCGCTGCCTAAAGAGTTATTATTCCTGTTACCAGAGTGCTCTACAATAGCAAGAACTTTTTTGATTCTGCCTTTAGGTCTCAGGTATCTGTCTAGTAAGCCTTGTAAGGTCTCCTGACCTACCCCTCTGATAGAGGCAAAGTTACGCTCCGAGAACGTGCCCACCCTACCCAAAGCATTAGTGGGGTTAACACAGTTACTAGCCGCAGGGTTATCTAACTCTATACCAATAGAGTCAAGATCCCCAATAGGCTCTTTATAAGTTGGTGTTGAATCAAGCCAAGTAGCAATACGAATACCGTTTACCACAGAGTGGTTATCCGGGTCTCTCACAGGAAATACTTCTTCTTCAGACTTGAACTCTTTCATGTCACTTATAGTTGAAAGTGAGCCACTAGAATCAATAGCTATAGAGAAATCTCCACCTAGTACAAATGGTTCTCCCGAAGGGTGGTCTGTAGCTTTGGTCCTAGTGACTGTGACAGTTCTTGTAGGTATATCTATATTAGTTATAGTTACTTCTTCTTCTCCAATAGTGGCAGGTCCTAGGACAAAGCCCTCTACTGAGTCTAGGATAAAAGAAGTGTCTGTATTTAAGATAGCCCCCTCAAGGCGGCTCTGCTTATTGTAACGAACGTGTGGGAATCTAGCGTTCTCCACAGTGCCTACGGGAAGGCCTATGCTTGCTCCGACGTCTGAGGGTCGAGCGTCCGGCCACAACTCCGAGGAAACTTTACCACCAAGCTGTTTTGACCTGGAGTAAGAAGGCTCTACTAAGGTTATAGAAACCTGTGTTTCCGACACTTCCACAAATAGAACCACACCAATATAGACTACCCTAGATACATTGGTGTCTCTATCTAATTGTATGACCGTGATAGTCTTTCCTTCTAGCCTGTCTGCAAAGTGGCTATCGGAGAAAGACACACCTGCGAGTTTGGAGTTTATCACAGAGAGAGCACAGTTGCTACGTGCTGTAGGATCAGAGCTTCTGACTATAACTTGATTAGGTGTCTCAAGTATAGGGTTATACCCATTACCACCAAACACTAAAGGTCTAGTAGATAAGAATGAAGGGCCACTCCACCCATCAATATTAGCTAGGTATGTGTAGTTAAAAGCCATTAGTTAATTTCTTGTATCATGTTAAGGCTAGTGTTAAAGGAGTCTGGTAGGGCTATCTCGAACTGTATCTCAGACTGGTTAAATCGCATGTTAGCGTAGATATAGCTGTCCTGAGGAACCCAATCCCCTACTAGTATAGGCCTAGCCGGAAGACCACAAAAAGCTGGCAGTATAGACCCTACTGCAATAGGCACACCGTCTAAGGTAGAGGCTACCTGTAGAGGAGCGAAGTGTGGTATCTCCATAGTAAGGTTGAACAGTTCCCCTTGACCTACTACGTCGTAGAAGAACCTCTCAAGGTCAGCCCTCTCTACAGGGTTAAGTAGGTTGAACGGCAACACCAACCTCTTGAAATCTACTCTACGGTTGAAGACGCGCCGCACACCTGCGTCGGTCACCAATACGTCCTCGTCCTTAGAAGAGGCTAAGGTTTCGCCTAGATCAGGGTTACGGTCTAGCGTTATTGTAGTTCCACTAGGAACATGCTCGAATATAGTAGCCATTAGTCAGACACCTTAAAGACTATTAGAATGTTCTCGAAGCTATCCGTGGTGTCTACACCATTAGTGCCAAAGTTAGAGCCCGTAGTCTCTAAAGCTAATTGTTGAGGCCCTACCACTCCAGCTATAGTAGTCAGACTACCAGTAGCGAAAACCCCTGGCCTATTCTTACCAAAGGACGCCTTTCCTACTTTAGTGCCAGGGTTGGGGGGAGAGTTAAACTGATTGATATGGACAGGGTTAGTTCCCCTGTGGGCCATAACGCTAATAGCTACATACTTACCCGCGATAGGTAGGTCTATAAGGTTAGGATCCCCGCCGTTGACAGCCGCTAAACCCACGCTGAATATGCTTATCCACCTAGCGGAATTGTAAGGTAGGGTCCCAGGGCCTAAACCTGTGTCAGCTCTGGCTACTAGGACTTGAGGGGCAAAAGAAGTAATAGTTTGGTAGCTTGGCAGTACCCCAGGGCCATTACTAACTAAAGCTGTGCCAGCTAAGCCAGGAACAAGCTCGTCTAAGCCAACCCCGTCTTTAGTCAGTATGTTCCCTACAGCTGTTATTAGTGTCTCTAGAGCGGGTTGCACATTACCGGCATCTGTAACGTCAGCTGCTGCTTCTATGTTACTTAGCTTGGTAAAGTTAGCCGCTGACATAGCCCCGCTGGCAAGACCAGTAGCGTCTGGTAAATCTATCTGAGGCTCGCTAGCTGTACCCGATTGTACTAGGGGGGAGTTAGCAGTAAGCATTGTCACACCTGCCGCTGTAGTCTCTATAGCCTGACCAATCTGTATAACTTGTAATACCTTAGTAGAGTTAGTAGTTACTACAGCTAAAGCATAGTAGCAACCAGAAATGGGAAACCCTGTAGTGTTAACCACAAGAGAGTTAGAGTCGTCTATATAAAAGAAGTTGGTTGTGGACGCAGTAACAGCTTGTCCCAACACGGCAGAGAACGACTTGGTAACACCGTCTAATATGTAGGTTAAAGGCTCTATGTCACATAATAGCCCAGCACTATCAAGGCTGTGCACAATGCCTCCGTTGGACGAGGAGTTAATAACGTCCATGAAAGCGTCACTGTTTAACCAATACCTTCCTTGTAGGTAGTCTACCATTACTTACGTCCCATTCTTTCCTGTGCTCTAATCACAGGTATGATCTCTCTTCTAACTTGATCGGGAGTAATACCACCGCTGCCTGAGAAGTTGAAGGTGTTATTCTGTGTGCTGGTGTTATTAGTGTTAGACACATTACCACCGGATGTTCTATTGATTCTTTGCAAAGCTGGTAGGAAAGCTGCCGCTGACTCCTTGTTAATAACAAACTCCCCTGGAGTGAGCAGAGCTGGCACACTATCAACATTAGGTAGAGGAGTAGAGGGTCCACCATTAGCAAACCTCTTAATGCCCACGGAACCACCTGAGTTGAACCCAGAGAAAGAGCCAGTTCTAAAAGCGAAGTTAGCCTGTGCCCGTGCACCTAAGCCCCCCGCTGCTTGGTTGAAGAAGGGCGAGGATCTAAGGGCGTCGTCAGACCTCCTTATAGCGTCCCTACCGAGTTTATCAGAATCAAAGGTCAACTGCGCGACAACGGGGGAGATTTGATCTGCAAGCTTCTGAAGGCCTTGAACGATACCGTCCGTTGCCTCAATGGTCGTGTCCCTGAATTCATTCTTGCGCCTCAGGAAAGCAGCCTGTGATTCCTCCAAGACAACCTTCATTGACCCGCCTATAAGCCTCCTAACAGCTACAATGTTCTCATTAATAAAGATCTTGTTGGTTCTTTGGAATGACCCAAACTGCTTAGCTAGTTCCGCAGGGTCTATACCTGCTAACTCTTTGGCGTCTACTGTCAAACCACCAACATTCTTAGCGGTAGAGCGAGCAGCAGCCTTCTCCCCGGCCAACTTCTTAAGAAGGTCGGATTGTTTCTTTAACGATTTCTCCCTAGCTTTCTGCGCTTTAGCCTCATCTTTGGCTATTTGTTTGTCTATCTTAGCTTGTTCCTTAGCTTCTTTCGCAGCTAAAGCTTTAGCTTGGGCTAGCTTCTCAGCCGCTTCCAGCTTCCTACGGATATTGTCTTTTTCATCTTCAGCGTTACGCTTGTTTAACGCTGCTGTCTCCTCGCCTATCTCCAGGTCTCTCTGACCTAAAACAACTTTCTTCCTAAACTCCACATTATGACGAATCATAGATTGGTGTACTGCGTCCCACAAGAGTGGGAACTCTTTTAGGCTGTCGGACATGTCCTCAGTGCCATTATCAAAGGTCTTAAATAAGTCGTTGAAGGCTTTCTTAGTATCCCCAAAGTCTCCGATACTACCGGCTTCGATAGCTATGCTCTTAAAAGTTTGGGACAATCCGTTCAACGACTCCTCTGCTTTTGTAAGTTCGTCAGTGAAGAACCCGCCTATAGCATCGTCTACATCCTTCAACACGGAGACTATCTTGCCCAACCCTTTGAATATGCCAGAGGTTAGGGTGAATAGCATATCTCCTATAGTGCCTAAAATACTCTTAAACAAGTCCTTTACACCCAAGCCTAACAGTTCAATGGCACCAAAAACGACTAGCCCAGTGTTCTTGATGCTGAGAGCTATTGTCCTACCCACACGACCAAGAGTGAAGAAAGCTGCAACGAAAGTTTGGCCTACGATACCCGACAAGCTAATGAATTTCTTCACAGAAGTTTGTAGGTCGTTAATGCCGTTACCAGCCTCCGTATAACTTCTAGCCATAGTTATAAAGTCTAAACCTATTTGTTTAGTAGCTACGTTAACACTAGCTTGAAGCTTCTTAATGTCCCTGTCTGCTCCTTCAGAGTTCACCTTATAGGCTATGCCAAGTGCGTCTACGTTTTTGGCTTGTTCCAAAGTCGTCTTATTTAGACCCTTAAGATTGTCCTGCATAACCTGCAAGGCAGGGAGCAAGGCTCTAATGTTAGGCAAGAACTCTCTTAGCCTGTCTGGGTCTCCAGCAGTAGCTTGTAGTATCTCGTCAAGGACAGCCCCGAACCCGTCGGCTTGTATTCTGGCCTTGCTGGTATCTATACCGAACTGGGCGAAGGCACCGGCTGCTTCCTTAGTTGGAGCAGTGATACTAACAAACAGCCTCTTCATCTGTGTGAGAGCTTTAGCGGGGGCTAGACCACCAATAGTTAGCTCAGAGAATAGGGACAAGACTTCGTCTAGGCTTATACCGGAAGCCCTAGCCACAGGGATAACGTCACCCAGCTTAGTGTTAAAGTCAGTAAGAGTAATCTGCCCTGTTCTAACAGCGTTCGCCATGGAGTTGTAGATTTTAGGTAGAGACGAAAGCTCCTCACCGAACCCGTTCATAACGTCGGTTCCGGCCTTCACAGTATCAGCTAAGTCAGACTGCGTGGCTATAGCGACCTTGTTGGCTAAAGGCAACATAGCGATAGCGGCGTCTGGAGACAACCTGTTGGAGATAGCCTTGTAGAAAGCCTTGGCTTGCTCTATAGGAAGAATGCCGAACTTCTCTCCAAGCTCATCGAACTGCTTGGAGAAGCCTTTTATGTCTTGCTGAGCAGGAGGCAGCAAACCCATAGAAGCTCTCACAGCAGCGTCAAACTCTGCGAAGTTATCTATAGCCTCTCTCAACTTACCGTTAAAAACAGCGTCGAAGATAATCTCAAACTGCCTAAGCTTGGAAGCTAGGTTACCCAACCCACCAGCCACATTACTTGTGAATCTGGCCCATTGCTGCCTAGACTTTTTGTTCTGTGCCTCAAGCTTTCTTAAGGCTATTTCGGTTTTCCTGGCCTCCCTAGCTTCTGCTCTGAGAGCTTCCTGAGCTGCCCTCTTTCTTTGCTTGAAGAATACTCTTAGCCTAGACTCATAAGCCTTTGCTGCTAGTTCCTTTTCCTTGAGGTGACCTTTGACTAAAGCCGCAATCTCGCGTTCGGCCTTACGGTTAGCTATTGCTGTCTTGCGTATACCATTGTCTCTATCAATGATATGCTTCCTGACAACCGCGCCCATTTCGTTCTCGGCTTTTATGGTATCGGCGGCTATCTGCTTGGTTAGCTTCTTACGCTCAGACAAGTGCTTACGGACTACAGCAGCCATTTGATTCTCGGCTTTAATAGTGTCTGCTGCGACTTGTTTAGCCAACCTACTACGCTCAGTTAAGTAACCTTTTACAAGGTTAGCTATACTGTTTTCCGAGGAGGTTATAAAAGCTTCCTTCTCCTTGGTTAGTCTAAGCTCTAGTGCGTTCCTAGTCTTTATTAAGTTAGAGTTGAGCTTTATTCTGTTAAGTTTGGCTTTGAAAAGAGCAGCCTCAGAAGACTCTTGCTCAGCTAGGGCCTTTTTTGACTCTTGGAGACCGCGCTTAATCTCACTGCCGACCTGCTTAAGAGCTTGTGCTATCTGCTTCTTACGAGCGATTTCCTCTTTCTCTTGGGCCTTCTGCTCTTGCTTAGCTTGCTTTAGCTGGTTGAGTTGTTCTATCTGTTTGGCTTTAGCTTTGCCAGCCTTATCTAGAGCTGCTTTTAGTCTAGCAATAGAAGCGGCTTGTTTCTTTATAGTGTCATTGTTTCTCTCAGCAGCGACGTTTAACTTAGATACTTGGGCTTCTAAGGCTTTGTACTTTTTATTAGTACTATCAATAAGAGCCTCGGCTACTAAGAAGGTATTCTTAGAAGTAGCGAGGAGCTTATTGAGTTGATTATTAAAGTTCTTCGTGGAGCTGTCTAGCTGGCTAGCGCTCTTAAGCCAATCCTTTACTTCAAGGCCTAGCTTGACGATAAGTTGCTTATCTATTGCCATACTGGGCCTCTAGTAGTTTAGCCTCTTCGGACTCGCACAGATACTCGAACCCTAATAGACTGAATTGTTGCTTAAGGGATAGGTCACAGAAGGGCTTGCCGAACACAGACCTAGGGTCTACTCTCGCACAAGCCTTGTAAATCATGTATTGGATAGTTCGCCCGGAGTTAGGCTCTGGTTCCCATGCTGGACCTGCCCCAACTCCTGCTCCTCGAACAAAAAAGACTCGGCCTGTTCTTTAACAAGCTCGTCTACATTGTTACCTAAAGCAGAGGCTTTCTCAATAATGATCCTCATGTCACCCATAGTTAGACCAGCACCAACAATCTCGTGTAGCAACTTGTCCAACCAGTCCTTAACAGACTCTTGGGTCATGTTCTCTGGTTTCTTGTTGGTCCACTCGACATTAGAGTCGTTTCTCAGGGCTTGGTAAGTAGTCCAAGAGCTAATGTAGAGGATACGCTCAGTGAGTTGTCGTTGGTAATCAGGATCATCTCTGCGCTTGATAAGAACAGGGTTTCCTGACCCGTCTTTGATAAGTTTGTTTGTCCCAGGCTTCTTAGCGTAGTCAGCTGGAGGTGGAGGCACAGGGATATACTTCTCAATGTTAAACTCAAAGAGAGGCGATAGTGCTGTGACCGTAAGCCTCAGTGGAGGCTTCTTATCCCCTCGTGGGAGAATAGCTGTCCCAGAGGCGAAGCTCTGGTCCTGGTAGTGTGCAAATTTCATGGGAGAACCTTTTCTATTAGTTAAGACAGCCAATGGGCTAACCTTGTGTACTTATAGGTAGTGGGGCCTATGGCTGAGTATCACAAGGTTAGCTTTTGACCGTCTGGAGGTGGATCAGACTGTTGTTCTTGCGAATGTAGGCACGGGCTCAAGGCACTTACCTGTGATAGAAAGCTCGTTCATTTCTTCACCTTCGCTGAAAGCAATTGTATCGGCGTGGAAGGTTGGGAAAGTAATGACTTCATCTTTGTCACCAACACCCGCTTTACAGGGGCTGCTGATAGAGAAGATAAGTTTGAGGGAGTAAGGTCCACAGTCTGAGATACTGTTGGAACCATCGTAGTCTCCCTTAAGGAAATCTCTGATAGATACGTCATCGACGCCCACACCAGTTCTATCCTTAGAGAAGTACTCCGTAAAGTGTGCCTTGAAGGACACAGGGATACTCTCGCTCTTACCTCTAACAAACTGGTTAGGAGTTCCACGACTGTCAACAGACGCGGCTTCTTCCTTTTCCTCGAACGTAAGCTCCCCTACGTCCACAGGAATTACTAGTTGTCTTGCGTTACCATCCTCTAAGGTGATAGTACCGTCTCGGTAGTTTCTGACTGCTTGAACCATGGTAATCTCCTAAAAACTAGATATTGCAAACTTAAAGGTAAGCATTACTGAGTGACTGTGTGTTGGTTGGAAGTTAACTCCCAGGTTTGGTTTAACTATATTCTGCGGTGCTAGGTATGCATACTTTGGATCTAACGTAAGAGTCATGCAGCCTACTTTTTCTCCACAGGGTTTCTTTATACAAATGTTTCCGTCTAAGACTTCTTGAACTCTGGCGGCTAGTATGTAAGGTTGGTCATGGGCAATGTCTGCTCCTCGGTCTACTGATTGGGCTGAGCAAGTTACTTGCAACAACCCTATATACTGAGTAGATTTACCTCTTACTTTCTGAGGTAACGCTGATAAAAGATACGCTGAGAGCCATTCTAAATCCTCGTCCGTAGCAGCATCCCCGCCTATTCCAGGGAATTGTGTTTTTACATCGTTTATCTCACTATCTAACTTGTTGTAAAGCGACAACCCAGCTAGTCTTACTAATTCAAATACTCGCATTAGCTATCACTTTCCTCTTCAACCTCTTAAGCTTCTCTTCAAAGATGAGCAGGTTAATCCTGAACATACCTTGAGGAGCTTGCATTGAGTGGGGAGTTCCGTCTGGCCTCCCAAACTCAAGTAGGCCAATATATTGGACCGAGTTACTAATGATAAAGGAAAGAGACTCGTTCTTAATCTCCGTCCTGTTTAAGTTCCACCCCTTCTGGGCCTTACCAGTTTTAACTGGGGTTCCTTCTTTGATATCTATGAAAGTATCTACTACGTCAGTTTCAAAGTCTAGCTTAATAGCTTGTGGTATTTCTGTTTTAATCTTATCGTTAATTTCATCTAGAGACGCCTTAAGGCTAGCGGTTAACTCTCTAAACTTACTCTTAGACCCAGACCTAAACAAGAAAACCTTTCTAGACATTGTATTACTTCCTAGCGAACACTCTAAACCTGTTCTTTATAGTAGCATTGTCAACAGCCAGTATTTCCCACTGCTCGCTACTACGTTTCACAGGAACAATAATCATTGGCCTTGAAGGCTGAAACACACTGCCGTCAGGCTTCATTAACTCTTCGTGCCACAGCTCCCAGATAACATCGTCAACTCTTAACTTACCAACTGATTGACGAATTCTGTCCTGTAGCGTATCTCTCTCGTCTATCCTTCTTTGTAGTGCATTCTTAACCAGGATACGGTCTTTAACTTGTGTCTTCATTTTACCGTCTGGTAGTCTAACCTGCACAGAGGAGCATAGCCAGACGTCCTCAAGACCGTCCATTATTAGGTGGTCGTCGGTGACGTCTAACATATGACCTCGTTATCAATCTCCCAAGGGTCAACATTGGCGTCGATCTGAGCTTTGAGAGCCTTCTGCCCAGCTGTGAGTTGACGTAGGTAGTCTCCCCACTTAACCATTTGCCCGTCAATGTTGTAGTCGGGCTTAGGGTTAAGAGTGATCTTTAGTATCAAGTCAGTAATCTGATTGTAACTATCAATCAACTTGTCTACGTCAATCTCAGCCATAGGTCAATCCTCGTCTTCGTCTTCTTCATCGAGGTCTTCATCGTCAAGCTCTGGCTCATACTCTTCTTCTGGCTCTGGCTCTGGTTCACCTTTACGGTCGAACTCGTCTTTACTAACAACGATGGCTTTGAAGGTGTAAGCATTAGAGTAACCAGTCTCTATCTGCTTTTTGAATTTGTATTCGGCGTCTCCTACTGAGAGAGCTTCTAGGTATACAGGCCCTAGAGAGTTCAAACCTTTCAGTAGACACTTGTAATATTTATTTTCTGGCATTGGAGAACCTTTCATATAGTAGAGAAGAAAAGGGCTAGCCAGCAAGATAACATTCCAGCTAGCCCTTTTAAGTCTTAGGTATCGAAGCTACGAATAACGAAGCGAGGATCCCACACAACAGCACGACCACGCTCCGACACACGCCACTGAGCGACGATATCGTTGTTGAAGTGGTCAGGGTGATCAAGACCAGCTTGCATGACGCTGATAGGCCAATTCTGCATGTAGCTGAAGGCTTCCTTGAAGTTACCAACAAACCAATACTTGTTAGCCTGTGCTGCGGTAATACCGAGACCAATACGCAATCGGTCTTGTAGCAACTGTGAGCTATGCAAGGTCATAGGTGGAAGCGGGTTAGCGCTCCGACGACGCTGCTCGTCGAATGGTGCAGCTGCGCCAGTGGTTTTGGACTCTTCAATGTGTGTAGCATTGAGGATATTGCGAGTCGTCCACTCCTTAGCAGGAGGAACAAGAATGTCCATACCACCAAGCAAGATAGGCTCTTGGGTGTCAGGGTCACGGATATCTTGGAACAACTGCTTGACAGTGTCAATGTTCTTCCAATCAACCAGCTCGTTACCGCCAAGGTTATTAACCCAGAGGCCTGGAGTCAAAGGTGCAGTAAGATAACTGTTAGGTGTGAGACCTCTCCAGTTATAGTTATTGATAGCCCCAATGATAACATCGAGGATCTCTTTCTCTTTACGAGTTCCAAGGCGCTTACCAAGCTTGGTAGCAGGACGGAGAACGTCACCTGTGCGATCAAAGAAGATAAGCTCCTTAGTCACACGAATGATTGCTCCATACTTCTTAGTCTCTGGCAAGTCTTGGTAGCTTTCTCCGTAGCCAGTAGCAGGGAAAGGCATTCCCTCTTTGACTTCAAGAACATCGTCAGAAAGCTCTTGGTGCCCTGGGATACGCTCACCAGACAAGTCTGTGTCACGAGTAGTAACAAGGTCAGTTCCTATGAAACCTTCCTGCTCATACCCTTTATGGACAGCACTGTAGACAATCTGGCCTGTGATATTGCTGAAAGCAGTAACACCAATAGCCGCATGGCTACCGGCTTCCTGAAAGGACTGCACACCACCATTGGGTGTGGGTTGGAGAGAGTTATACCACTGCTCTCCGCAGAAAGCAACGGCCATTTCTTTAAGGCGAACCCTCTTATAGTCCAGCTTACCAGACTTAATAGCCTCTTTAAGCTTACGCTCGACGTTACGGATACCTGTAGCACGGTCTCTACCTTGGCATTCCGCTTCAACGAGTCTCTTAATTCCAATTCCCATTTAAGCCTCCTAGGTTCAAGCAGCTGCTTGAGGACCACCTTTATAAAGGGTAGAAACGATTTGAACATACACAGTGAGTGTATCCTCTGTATAGTCTTTGACGACACGCCCGATAGCCAAGTCTGGCGTAGCTACCGCCACAACTCGTTGACGATCAATAGCTGTAGGGTCAGCAGGGTCAAGCGCAATACCTACTAGGTCGCCCATAGCGAACTGAGCAGCTTCACACTCATACTCGTAGACGCCAGCAGCACTACACACAATAGGAAGAACTTCACCTACTAGTGAGCGTTGTTCCGCAGGTCCAGCGAAGGTATCGTGGAAGAGGGTTTGGGCCGCAGCTAAGTCGGCTGGTCCAGCCCCACCAATGTCAGTGATTGACTGCGAGCTTTTGTATTTATTGGCGTCGGCTAAGTCTCTATAGACTAGGTCGCCCTTTAGGATCTGTACCGCAGTGTCAATGGCTGCGGTCTCAAATGGTTGAACGTCACCATAGCGGTAACGATTAACATCTGTTTGAAGTGGGCCTTGTGTACTCATTATTAACTCCTAATAAGCTCAAATGCTGAGTTGGCTAATGAAGTCGTCAGTGGAGAGGTCTGCTACAGACTTACTCTCTTTGACGTTATCTACAGTCTTATTGCTGTTGTTGGCGGGAACGTCCCGTCTAGCACTCTTCACAGGGTTTCCACCTGCAAGAGAAACTCGGTCTTCGATAAGAATAACCATGGAAGCTTCGTCTTTACAGGCTTTAAGCTGACCCATAAAGATATCGTTCACATGATCTTCAGTGAGACCCTTTTGTGCACAGAGAGCTTTGGCCTTCTCGGTCTTAGCAATCGTGTCTAGCTTCTCTTTAGCTTCTTTCAATTGAGCTTCAAGGCTAACAATACGATCCTCTTTGGACTTAGTGTCAAGTGACTCTTTCGCCTCAACGAGAATTTTATCGTAAACTTCTTTGTTGCTCTCTTTGAGAGAAGCCAAGGACAGTTCGTCTAGCTTCATTTCTAAATCTCCTATTGCTTCTCCTAGTGGAGAGCGGTTTGTAGGCTGAAATTGAACCAGCTCCAATCTCAGGTCGTCAACTACAGCAAGTAGATTATCTCTTTCCTGCTGCGGTGTCAATTGTAAAACTTCGCTTCTGCGAACGAAATCTTCGGGGAACATAATACTTCTTAGTTCCCGTATACCTTCTCTAGTTAACTCATGGAGTCTATTCCTAGCATTCCTGTTACGGATAGTGTCACCAATGACACCCTCTTGCTCGTTACGAGCCTCCTGGATAGACTCAAACAGAGACTTAGTTGTAGCAGGGTCAGCTACTAGGTCTACACAGATAACCTTGTGACAAGACTCTGCTAGGAAATCTCCGTCGTCATTTCTACTGCCCGACGCTAGAACGTCGTGGCTCATGCCCATGGTTGTAGGCTGGAACTCAGCCGCCCATAAAACCTGCTCAGCTAAAGCGTGTTTGGGGTTAATGGTGAGGGTCTTAGCCTTTAGCTTTTTAGCTTTCTTATCGTGATACACACCCTCTATAAGACCTAAACGGTCTGCTATACCTCGACTCTCTTTGCCTTTGCGGTGGTCAACATTAACCACAGCACCTTCATACATAGGTATGGAACCTTCCATATACTTCTCAGTATAGACAGGTCCGTTAAGGGATTTCTCCCCTAGGATAGTAATGTCATGAATGACGTTGCCAGCAACCTTCAAACTCTCCTTCAACATAAAGGTCTGAGTTAGTTTGTTCCAGTCATCTACCTTCATCTTCGCCATCGGTTTCCCTATCTCTACGTTCGTCGTTTGTCTCTTGCTCCGCTGCGTCATTCTGCTTGCTATTAGCTGGGAACGACCCAAACTTAGCCTCGTGCTCCACACGATTATTCTGCTCTGACTTATAGTCCAAGCCCTCCTTCTGACTCCATGTCTGAGGGGAGATAATGCCAGCTTCGGCCTTTATCATGTTAGCTTGTGCTTCTTTACGGTTGTCTCTGATAATTAAGTTAGGCGCTTCGGCGTTTACCTTGACGGACTTTCTTGTGCTGCGAGACATGACACCGCTGTTAATAAGGACCAACCACATAACTCTGGTGCCAAGCTTAGTCGCCAGTCCCTGCCTACGCTCCATAGATCTGACAAAGGGAGTTTCCGCCACCATAGTAGAAGCGAAGTTCCCATTAGAAGCATCCGAAGTGAGCATGTATTCCGTGAAGTTAAACCTAGCAGCTATACCAATCAGTTCTTGTCTAAGCACAGGTATAAAAGATTCAGCCGCTATAGCCTTAGTAAAGAACTCAAACTTTTGGCCTCTAGGCATATTAATCATAGTTGGAAGACTATAGTTCATAACCTCTTTGTTCTGCGGATTAGACCCAGGAACCGCTTGGCGAAGACGATCCACATGAGAGAAGGCTGACTTGCTCTTAATCATCCTCTCAACAGCCGCTTTGGAGCTGTTCTCGAAGCTTCTAGAGCCAATCAGAGTCGCCTGAACTGCTGCGACCCTACTCATGTTTCTCATGAGCTTCTCGGCACGTCGTAAATTCTCTTCAACAGCGTAGAACGCAGACACTCCACGAGCTATAGACCTATCAACATTAAACTTCTTGTGGATAATCTGATCTGCGCTTACAAAGTCACCGTCGACATAATAACCTAGTGGCTCTTGTCTGTCGTCTGAGTCAAACAGTATGCCAAAGGACACGTTCTCATTATGCTGCTGATCCTGTGGGGTGAAGACTTGCTCAGGCTCTATAGTTCTAACAGTAGTAGACCCGTCAAGTTTCCTAAATAACCTTAAGAAGAATTCACCGTCCCTAAGACCTCTCTTTTCAAGCTCTTGCTCTAGCTCGTCCCAGTCGTTGTCTTCAATGAAGTCGTCTATAACGTCTTGGGCGACCTCTAACCTACGCTGCTGTGCTTCGCTAGACTTAGCTTTATCCCCAACCCTAGGGTTAGTGACAGCCAGGTATTTAAGCCCATTACCGATAACGAAGTTAATCATGTTCTCAATAATGTTGATCGCGTACTCATTCCGAAGAGCCAATAGCCGACTATTGTGCCTCATTCGGTCGTAGTCAAAGTCGCTATCTAGCCTTGGGTCAGCTAAGCCTGAAGCTGTAGGGCTACGGTCTGTCCTCTTAAACCCATTAACAGGAGTCCACAGTGTAGAACTGTCACCTGGGTCTATATACCTCTCAAGAGGGTCTACAAAGCTGAAGCTGTTGATAGACTCGTTGTAGGCATCTATGAGTTCTTCGTGAGCCTCTATGCCTTCAGCAAGCAACTTGTCTTCGGAGAAACCAATAAGGTTCTTACGAGCTTCGTCTGTAAACCTCTTAAGCTGCTCTTTTAATTCAGCGTCGAGGGTAACAGTCATTGGTTCTCCTTACTTGACAGTAGACGATCAAGCATATCCTTGTCGCCCTCCGCTATCTTGGCAGTCTTTTCAGCTTTGCTCAGACCGTAGTTCTCATCCCCAGCGTCGGCTACTCCCTGTGCTTTAACAAAAGAACCCACTCCATACATAATAGCAGCAGCAATCAAGCCTGAAGCAGTAAGGGCTATCTCTTGGTCTAGGCTAGTGTAGTTTACTAATAGAGCGAACACTACCCCTCCAAGAGTCACAGCCCCACCACTTCCAGCAGTAGAAGCTACAGCTTTCCTACTACCAGCCAACTTTGTAACAGTGGATATTAATTGTTTAAGCATGGGAGAACCTCTTGTCGTTAATCAGAGACCACCGGAAATGTGGCAGAAGTTGTGAATCTCAGTAATAGCCCCGTCGGCAGCTACAATCTTCGCACAGTAGAAACTTTGTGCTGCACTTGGCAAAGGGAAGTCAGCTAGCTGGCTAATCTGTAAAGTTCCTGTGTCGTCAACATACACAAAGTTCTCGTCTGCGTCAATAACTACTTCAGCAGCTGACCCAACAAACTCGGCGTTACCGGCATTGGTCATAAGGTTAACAGGAGCCACACAGAAGTTAAGAGTACCTTCTTGTTCTGCTGTTTGAAAGCACACACCCATAGGGCCTAGCTTGTTCATTGAATCGACAAACCCAGGCTGTGAGTTGTCCATACGATCTTTCCAAGCTGTATTAGGTAATTCCGACATGTTTAAGTCCTATCTATTTAACTGTTTTTAACACCATACAAAGACATACGAGCGGTCCAAGTTCCGCCAGTAGTAAATAACCTCACACCAGTGACATTCTGACCGCTAACGTTATACTCACCTGCAACGTCAGCTCTCTCAAAAGAAGCGCTACGCGACAGTATCATAGTTCCGAAGAATGCAGGGTTACCTGCTTCGGCGTCTAATGGTCTGAATATAGTAAGCTCACCTCTGCCCTTGCCGTCTGCGAATAAGGGTTTAAGAAGGTCTAAGCCTGTAGCATTAGTTTGAGCGTCGTAACTCTCAAGTGCAGCTACCCTCACACCCCTGTGACCGTTATAGTTGGCACCAGCCAACTGGACGCCAGAGTTCATGAACCTAATACCCCAGTTGTGAGTGAAGTTAGAATCCATTTCTTCAATAACTAGCTTATAGGTTCTATATAGGTCACTCATGGCTAAAGTAATACTGAGTGTAGTAGCGGTATTAACCACAGAAGCACTGCCGAGTAATATTAACTTACCTTCTGTAGGTGCTTGCCAGTCAACCTTACCGTCAGACTGGACAGTAGGAACCTCCCCCGCAGAAGCTTCGCTACCGTCAGTTCTTGAGTTTCTTAAGTCTTTCACTCTAGCGATAGCGCCAGTTATAGCCATTAGTCACCCCACAAGCAAGAGGAAAGGGTAGGAAAAACTTTCCTACCCTTTCTATTAATATTAAGCCCTCTTGTAAAAAGCTCTCAAAGTGTCGTCGTCTCTAAGTTCGTGCACAGTTCCTAGCCAAGTAATGCCCGTTCCTGAAACAGTAAAGTTGACCCCATTAATAGCCTCAAGACCATTAAGCTTAAGCTGAACGTCTCCGTCAACAAGAGGAGTAAAGTTAAGGGTGTCAGTAAGAAGAGTGTCGGTAGTAAGGTTCTGCGGTGTGACAGCCTCGTTCTTAACCTCTGTTCCACCGACAGCTGCAATGTTTGAACGATTCTCATTGATCGCCGCGATGATTGAGTCCCCGGCGAAGGCACCATTGAGAACTAGGCCTTCTGTGTCTCCAGCTTCTTGCATAGGAACAGCAGAGCCAGCACCTTGAGACTGAAAGGTAATCAAACCAGTAGCAGAGTTGTCGGCTTTGAGGGCAACCTCTTTGTGGTCAGTAGTATTACCGATTGTGGTGTTATTAGTGTCACTAGTTCCGATAAGCACCGACCCGTCGACACCAGAGTTACGCTTAGCGCCACCCCGCATGATAGCGTCTCCACCGTCACCGTCTTTACCAGAAGAGGCTCCGGCGTCTCCACCCTTAACCGTAGCGTCTCCGCCGTCTCCTGGTGGGGTGTTGTTACCGTTATCTTCTCCACCTTGACCACCAGTAAGGACTGCTACTCCACCGTCACCAGCAGGGTTTACTCCTGCTTGAGTGGTGATAGCTTCGCCACCATTACCGCCAGCAACTGTGGCTGGGCCGCCAGCACCAGAGGAAACAATACCAGCAGTAGCCGGGTAACTTCCACCATTACCACCAGTCACATTGACAGGACCACCAGTGCCTCCGTCAGAGCTGTTTCCAGCACCTAAAGCCCCTTCACCACCATTAATGGAGTTGGAGTAACCAGTAGTTCCCAAAGTTGGGTGTTGGTTTGGAGCCTTGGTCATGTTACCGTTAGAACTAGTATCTAAGGTAGTGGTAGCCTCCAAAGTCATTTCAGCTACAGAAGTGAGTTTATCACCAGAGGACAAGCTAACATCGTTGCCTCCAGTAGTGTTCCCAGTAGCTAAAACACCGGCTAGATCTTGGGAACCAGACACAGTAAATTGAGTAAACTGAAGTGCTGTAGTATCAACAACGATAGGGTCGTTTGTGACAAGAGTAAAACCCTTATTGTCGTTGGTCGTTCCCTCTTCAATAAAGAGGTACATGTTAGCTGTCACTTCACTAGAAGGCGAACCGTCAGCGTCGGTAGAACGAGTAAGAACAAAAGGTACTCCAGCAGTTCCTTCAGTAGTAACGTCGTAAATACCGTTATGCACAGAAGAGGCAGTCCCGCCGTAGTTCTTAACTAAGACCCTATCCCCAAGTACTGTGGCAACACCGTCAATAGTAAGTACACCATTAGCGTCTGCTGTAATAGTTTTCCCAACACCAGACCCAGCTGGTGTAGAGGCTGGTAGGTCAGCAGTAGTAGCAACCCTAGCAGACTCTTTCTTGTCTAATCCTACAATAGCGTCGTTAAGTTGTTGAACATTAACAGCGTCAGTAGACGCAACACCAGCAGCCAAAGAAGTAATCTTAAAACCGCCATGGGACTGGTCAGCCGTAAAAGCTGCGCCACCGTCAGCTTGAATCACAGTCTCAGCAAGACGATCAAGAGCAATCGAAGCTGTAGCAAACACGTCGTTTACAGCCGCTAATGTGAATGCGTCAGTTGAGAACTTAGCCTGGATAGTAGCTGGTAGGTCGAAGTAATCGTCGTCCATCTTAGCTCTACCAGCAGCGGAGGCTTCCAAAGCACCAGCTGCCAAAGCGACAGTATCAACGCTGCCGTCTTTATAATTTCTATCGTCTACAAGTAAAGATACCATTTAGTTACTCCTATTAAGCGGGTTGGTAATAAGCTACTACTTTATCATTAGCCCTAACTGGGTAAGCAGGAGCGGTTAGTGTTATAGTCTGGTTGTTTGGTCCACTCACTGTATAGTCGTCGGTAAGGTTAGCCCTTAAGGAGCCGATGAATAACAGTATAGAAAGAGGAGAAGACACAGGATCAATAATATTGAACACTGTCTCTCCCCCTGATATAGGAAAGCTTTGGTGTAAGTAGTTTCCACCACTCCCACCACCACCCCCACTACTGGGGGAGGGTCTTATATAAGGGTGAATTTCAGTTATCACACCCGCATTAGTAACAATTTTAGCACAAGCAAAGAACTCGTTGCTAGAAGGGTCTGGAAAAGAAGAAACCGATACAGTTAAAGTTCCATTAGAGTCATAGTATAGATAACTAGTGGAATTATCCGCTAATGTTATCGGTCCTTGCTCAAGAACTTCTATTAATGCACCGTTAACTTTTTGCCAGTTGATAGCGTTCACCCTAATGTCAAGCACACCGTCTGAGTCTAACCTAAAAGGATAGCCCATCGGTAACATTTCATTAAGATTAGATTCGCCGCTGGCGGAAGTTAGCGTGTCAGGCAACTCCCAATAGCGGCCAAACTTGTTGACTACCAAATTTACTTACCCTTAAACCCCTTGGCAGGTTTTCCAGCGTTTTGAAACTTGTTCTTAAAGCTAGGTTTACCTAGTGGGCTAGGGTGTTTACTAATAGCAGGTTTCGGTGTGTTTCCTTTAGACATTATGCGCTCCTTCCGGCAATGATAAGATCATAAGTAACGTCAGCACCAACAGCCTCAAATTGAAGCAGGTGGTTGTTTACATCTTCTACGTCATACCCAGGTTTATTCTCTGTGCATAACAAAACTGTACTAAGGGGTGGCACAGCTAAGATAGCGTCGTCGTCACCACTAAAAGGAGAACTGAAAGCTGCTGCTGTTCCTTCGCCACCAACTAACAGTGTGCCTGTAGCGCTTTTGTTGGTGATTAGAATAACTGCAACCTCTTCTAGAGCCATAGGTTGACCTAAAGCATCGTTACCCAAACCAGCACCAATATCTTGAGCAGCAAAGTCATAAACGTCGATGACTTCTGACCCAACAGGTAAGGCACGATTGTCGTCTCTCCACAGGCGATCAATTTCACCGGCAGCAACACCATCTTTTAACTCTTTATTAATTACTTCTGAAAGGTTAAAACAGGCTGTCCCGTTATCGAGAAGTTTGTTTTGAGCGGAGCCGCTCAAGGTCAAACCAACCTTCAAATTAGCTGATCTGGTTCCCATGTTACCTCGCTTTTATTTAGAATTTGCTGTTACATTATCAGAATACAGCACGTCGTGCAACTGTTTAATTTCAAGCTATCCTAGAGTCAACAACGCCATTAATAGAGGCTGCTGTATTAGCCTCCTTTACTAACTTCTTTAAGGCTCTACCTTTAATTAGTTCTTCCCTAACTTTAGTATACCCCGCCCTATAGAAAGTGTCTACTTCTTCAGCGTCAGCTAGTAGATAAGTAATACCTTCTTCAAGGGTTGATATCTCCACAGGGTATTCAAAGAGGGTTCCATGACGTTGCCGCCACATTTCAGACCAATTAGTTTGTGCGTATATAGACAAAGAAAACCTTATACCGTTATGTGTGAAGCCTTGAGCAAGCACACTCCCAGTAACCATGTCCATACTATCGTATCGGGCTACCCTTAAGCTTTCTAGGTGTAAAGGGGACTCATTTACTTCGTAGTCTTCAATAGAAGTCCCGTCACCACTAACTAAAGTGTGGTATGTAGGTTTAGATCCCTTAGGTATCAAGCCTTCAGGAGCTTCAGCTATTTTAGTAACTACAGTGGGTTGTTTGCTTTGTATCTCTTCTATGGTGTGGTCTCGCTTACCAATGCAAAGCACCACACCCTCTGAGTCTAAATATGCTTTTATTGTCACTTTGTGTCTCTCCAGTAGCTTCCAGTGGCCACAATAGACACTATGGCTATATTGCCACCGTAAGTGTCGTCAGCGTTACCACCGTCAGCTTGTCTAAGTAACGACCAAGCTACAGTCTCCCCAGGGACTAAGTCCTCGACAGTGAACTCTATATCCACCCGCCTAATGATATTATCCTCGCCACCTGGTAGAGTCTCTATAGCTGTAATAATCGATTGAGGTAAACTACCGTCTAACTCGTCCCCAACTCTAGTTGGGCATATAATCAGCTCGAACTCTACGTCACCTGAACCATTATTAAGTGGGGTGTATAGGACCTCCACACTAATAGGTCTTGAAGTATCTAAGCCCTCTTCAATTGGGAACGTTCCACCTATCGCGTCAATAGTGCTATTTTGGAACTCATTGTCCACAGGAGTCAAGCCGATATCAGTGCTGAAATTCAAGGTTTCGTTAGAGGGGCTAAAACCTGCTAAGTCGTCAGTCTGTTTAAGACTGATCTGCGGAATAGTCCCACGAGGTATGGCCCTACCAAACCTTTCTACAAACCCGTCCTTATTAATCTCAGTTCTATTAGTATGTAGTTTAATCAGTTCACCAGTAGGCGAAGTAACCATTCCACCACCTGTATACCTGACTTGTATCCAATAAAGGTTATCCCCGTCGATTGTAGACAACTGCCATAAGGTGTCGTCAAAGAACCACCTACACTGAAAATCAGTTACACTCTCAAGGTAGTCTTGAGCTAACTGTGTGTAGGGCCAAGAACCTCTAGTGGACATGATATTGAACGGCACGAATGAAGCTCCGTTCCAATAACCAAACTCTAAGTCGTCACTATCTAAGCCCACACCTAAAGTGTCTAACACATACTTAATACCTGGGAACTTAGTAGGACCACCAATTAATAAAGTGGCGTTTGTAGTCAAAGCGGAGAACATGTTAAAAGTAGAGCCACCTCTAGAAGAAGCCTCTGCTGTAACGTCAGTAAAAGGACCAGCTATTAGAGAGACAGAATTCTTGACGATCATGCCTTCAGTGTAAGAATCCCCCTCACCAAAGACAGACTCCTTAGGGTCGCTAGGAGTTCCTACCTCTAACTCGTAAACTATCCTAACCTTCTCTTCATTTACTGTTTCTTCAATTTCAATACCAGGGTGAGGGGTTAGGTCAGCTACGTGTGCTGCTATAGCGGCAGCAGCGGTTCCCGATGGATCTGCACCTACGTCAGTAGCGTCTAATACTACAACACCTGTCTGGGTATTAACTGAAACAACACTATCACTATTATCCAGCTTTAACCACACACCCCCAAAGAAGATAGCCCAATCCTTAACCTCCCAATCACTAATACCGTCTAGATTAGTGTTTCCAGCTACATTAACAATATAGAAAGAACCTTCAGTCCCTACACCGCTAGCTAATGCTGGGCTATTTGTATCAGCGTCCCACAGCCCCTCAAAGGAAAGCCCGTCTAGAGTAGGTAGTTGAGACAGGGGAACCTTACCTGTTCCATCGAGACCAGCGTAACCATTAGCTACACCTTTACCAGTTAAAAGCTGGTATTGAGTATGAGGGTCAGCTAACGCTACGTGAGAAGAAACGGCACTCTGGCCTTGAATCAAAGCTTCAGCGTCGGTATACTTGTCATGGTGCAACGCATTAGAGTTAGCCTTAGACCCCATTGCGCTAACGGCCTCACTATCGTCATACCTGACATGGTGAGCGGAACCCATAGCAGCGTGGGCAGCGATGCCACCAGCAACGTCTGGTGCGGTCTGGTACTGCGTGTGTGGGTCAGACTCCCCTACGTGCGTGACTATAGCAGCGGCAGCAGTGCCAGCAGGGTCAGCACCTATAAGGGCTGAGTCAACAACTTCAACTATAGTAGCAACCCCAGCTACGTTTATAACCCCTCTAATCTGGTTATTCTCGTCTATAATCAAATACATGAACCCTACGGACGGCACAGGTAGCGTCGTAGGTAACGTAGTCTTTTGTAATGTATATCTAGCTACCATTAGGGCTCCGCTATGACGACTACTTCACCTATCACTATTAGGTTAGCGTCGTCTTGAACTTTGAATTCATTATAAACAAGTAACTGATACCTGTCAGGCACAGTCTTTTCCTCTGAGTTTATCAAGCATACAGGGAAGCCTAAGTCGTCACTAGGTGTAACAGGACCACCACCCCCTCCGCTTCCTTGTGGTTCAGTCTTTATCCTCGTCATTATGCACCACCATGAGCAGACAAGGTTAAGGTTGGGAGGGTAGCTAAACTGCCTGTAGCCTTAGCCAGCATTCTCACCCAGAAACCTTCTCGGGCTTCTACTTTAATCTCCAAGCTGCCTGAAACGCCTTGTCGGCTACTGTCAGAATCTATAGAGAGAACGTGAGTCCTGACTAACGAAACACCGTCATCGTCTGAGGGTTTGATCGTCGTCACGTCCTTAAAGTTCTTAGATACAGAGGACTCCTGAATAAGTATTTCTATGCTAGTGGCTGTTCCCAGCGAGTAATCAACGTATAAACTGAAGCTACCGTGTGTGTGTGTCTTAAAAGGTGCAGACACATACCCTGAGTCTTCGTCAAAGGCATTAGTCAAATCACTAGAATCCTCCGACAACAAACACTCTAACTCAGACTTTACTAGACTACTCGCTGTAGTTGTCATGCTAAGCTATCCTTCAAGGCAGCAATACCAGCCTCCATACCAATCTTGACGAACTCTTTAGCGACAGGCTTAACCATTTCCATAGCCACTGTAACGAAACCAGACACCCATGAGTGACTAGACGGAGCTTCGCTCCAACCCCAAGCATCCACTACTACCACTAACCCAGCAATACCTTCTTTAATATAAAGGTTTGCTGATTCCTGATCACCGTAGTCAACCATGAAGATGTCGTCCCAGAAGATGTCTACTACAGCACTTATATCGGCCTTAGCCTCGGGGGTTAAGTTCTCTCTAGACTTTACAAAGTGGTTTAATAAGTCTTGCTTAGTAGTCATTTCTTTTCCTCCTTATTATACTTTGCTTTGTATTTATTGACTTCTTGTTTGTGCGAGGGCAGAGTAGCTCTCATTAGTTTTAGCCATGCAGGTAATTTCATACCCTTAAGCTCATACTCTTTGACACGATTCTTGACGAACAATTCAAGGTAGTTGTATCGGTTCTCTACTGACACAGTCAATTCGTGGCAGTCGTTAACAGCTACTTCGTATTTAGCTTGTGAAACACAACCACTACACACGACAAATAGTAAGATATAAAATAGATAGTTCTTCACGCTGCGTTGCTCCTTTTTAGTTTAAGTTCCCTAATAATCTTCAGCCGAGTTTTCCTCTTACGCTCCCTTTCGATCCTTTGCCTCTCGGCTTCTTGTATCGTAGGGGATTGATAGAGACTAGTAGTCCCTACCTCAGGGCTCGTAAGATTATATCTTGTCTTGGGCATTTATCTACCACTTTCTCTCTGTATTAATGGAATAACAATCTCAAACGTCTCTGTTGCTTCATTAATAACAGCGTTAGACTCACTCAACTGCTTAGCCAAGATAACACTATTATCCTTTAAGGTGTTTTCGTATTGAAGTTTAGCCGCGTCCCTGGAGGCTTCTAGTCTCTCCTCTCGGGTTCTCCACAGAACCTTTTCCTCTTGGTGTTGGGCTTTTACATTAGCCATCACAGCCTCCCAACGTTTCCTAGTAGCTTCGTCCCTAGCGTCGTCTCTATCCCTTTGGGCTGTGCCTAAAGCCTCTATCTTTTCAGAGTACTCCGTTACCTTTTCCAGCACTTTCTTGTCCTTGGCTATACTCCAAGCCCATATGACCCCTATGGCACTAACCAATCCTCCTACAATAATAGACACCCAAGCAAAAGGAACCTGACCTTGTGCGTACTCTCTTAGTGCATCGTTAATAATCTTTGTTACTAACTCTATATCTTTAGCATCCACTTAGACACTCCTATATCTGCGAGAACAAGTCATCTGGTGTAGATACGCCTTCTTCAGCCACATTATCTTCACCGTAGAGGCTAGCCATAGTTGTAATAGCCATTTCTAAGGAGTCGGGTCCGTCGTCATAAGCTGCATTAGGGAAGTCCTTTAGTTGGTTTATAAGCATCTGGACTCCCACAGAATGCTTCTTAAACTTTATCTTCCTAGTAGCTAAGTAGGGACCAATACTCCTTATCCTCACCTCTTTCTTTATCTGGTTGTTTATACCTTGTATAGGTAAGACATAGCCAGTGCGCTCTGACTCTCTCTCGAACTCACCCACCAACAACTCTTGGAAAACGTTGATTTCTACAGTGAAAGCGTTCGGTCGGTGCTTTCTGCACAAGCTTACCGCGTCAACAACCATGTCTTCAACAGGTCGTCTTTTCATATCACAGTCTACATAGACCTTACCGTCTAGCGTAACCTTGAGTATGATTATAGCTGAGTAGTCTCCGCTCTTGGCTTTCTTACCCTTGCTGGGGTCCAGGGATATAACCACAAGCCCAAGCTCAGACCTAGAGGGCCACTCTGTGAACCATATGTTCTCATCCTTGAAGTAGCTCTCAGGCCACTCGCAGGCTGACGGGTCAATTGGGTTGTTGTTCTTCTCACTATCAAAGGCTACTGGGTCGTCTGCCCACATACACATTAGCTTATATAATGGTTCTCTTTCGGGCCACAACACTTCGGTGCCCAACACCATGTCATGCTGGTTCTCATGAAAGAAGTTCTTAGCTAACGAGTCATACTCTTCGTTGGAAGTGTCGAAGTATATGTTCTTCCATTCCCCCCAAAGCTCCATCTTCGTGGGCCACTGCATTAACGATTTGAAGCTTTTGGAGATCCAACCTGGACGCCCCATTAAACGTAGCACTAGACACTCTCTGTGTAGAGCTGTCCCAATAACGAATACGTTTGTCTTATCGTCTCCAGCCTTCATTAAGGCTCTAGAGAACCACTCCCAGCTACGCTCTCTCTGTAGAGCTGAGTCTCTATGCTGGTCGTTCTCTGGGTCGTCTACAATGATAAGGGAGGGTCTGTGCTGACCATGTCTACGACCACGAATCTTAGATCCTGTTCCCAGGGCTTCTAAGCACACACCATTCTTAAGCACTATTCTATCGTGGCGTTCTACTAGAGGTTCCCCACAAGCACCAGGATACCTATCGGCAAGCTTACTATTGCTAGTTAGCTCTGTTCTTACAGCAGCAAGGTGCTTCTCTGCCTGTGACTGGGAGTCGCTAACAATGAGTATATACATCTCTGTCTTTTCACAAGCTGCCCTTAAAGGTTTTACCAGACTTATGAATGTAGACTTAGCATTACCACGAGGTGCAATCGCGCATACATTGACTTCGCGGTTAGCCACAGTGAAGTCGCACTGTTTAGCAAGCCAATAGTGTAGCTTACTAAATGGAGCAGGAAAATAGTGAGGAATAAATTCTACGGCCCACTCTATAGTCGGGAGTGTAGACGCTGAGACACACTGCTCTTTGAGCAGCTTGAACAGGTCTGCCATAGCAGCCTGATTGGCCTCTTCCCTTTGTTTCCTGAACAGCATAAAACCTCGCAAGGACGTATCCTTAACGAGGTTATCACAGCTCGCCTAAAGGCGCAACAATTAATTGTCACCGACCAAGGCATTAAGACGAACCCTGTCCCTGGCTGAACACAACTTGTCTAAGGTGGTTCTAGTTCTCCTCCTACTGTCTAAAGAGCAGTTAAGGCAAGTGACTACCTTTAACCTTCTTAGGTGTTCGGGCAAGTCAAACACTTCTCCGCATTCTAAACACTTAACGATCATCCCCATCCCCTTTAATAGTGTTATTCTCTTTCCTTAGCAGCAGTTTACTAAGGTTTTGCCCCGCTACATCTGATAATTGTAGGTTAAACATGGAGCAAATATCGGATAAATACCATAGGATATCACCGCACTCTTTCTTAATATAGAGCAGGTCTTCGTCCGTATACTCGCCTTCTCTGTCTCTGTGGACCTTTTTTACCTTATTTAGAAGCTCTCCAACCTCCCCAGGGAGGCCTAGAAACGAGTAGAATTGGCCGCATTTATCAGGATAAACGGCTGTTTTTAGGGCTAAACGCTGGTATTCGTCGAATGTTTTGCAACTTACTATAACTCTTTGGTCTGTCATCTTAGTTAATTCCTTATTTTAGTGTTGTATATTACTAGTTTAGTGGTATTGCCTACCCCGCATGAAGGTATGATAGCTTACAAATCTGTTAGTGCTAGTAGAGACAGTAGCGGAAATGCCTTTGTACACAAACAGCAGCTCCCTAGCTAGTATCCACCTAGCATACCAAGTCTTTATGTCTCTGGACATCAACTTATCATTGAAGTACCTATAGAAAGTTTGGCTATCACTCAACAATAACTTATCAGACAATTTTACTATCCGGCCCTTGACCATTGACACGTTCTGATCTTGCATTCTTTACCATCCTCAATAGGCACACCACCTCGTGTGGTGCTGGGTAGTGTGAGTCACTGTTAGAGGTTCTTCTATGTATCGTGTTTAACGATTTCTTAGAGAACTCAGCGTAGGTTTCCTTGGTGAAGCCTAAGTCATTAAGTAATTGGGAGAACTCATTCATTTCTTTCCTTTCTCCACCAGACCTTCCATCTGGTGTGTGATCTCCTTAAGCTGGTTAGGGTCTTTGACCACAGAAGTAAGTATAGTCAAGACCTGGGTGATTAAGCCCGTGCCTGTAGTAGAGTGGACAGCTAGTCTGCTAGGTGCTTTGAGTCCCGTTAAGGCGTGTCTCTTATCCTGAGCAGTGGAGATAGCCGAGTATATCTTGGTCATGTTGTTGACGAAGTCTTTATCTTGTATAGAGCTAGGGTCAGTGTGGAACGAGAACATTCCAGCATTGAACATAACTCTTAGGTCTCTCTCGTCAGCGTTAACAGACGCAAGCTCATCTACCATCATAGTGTGTAAGTCATCTAGAATACTTTCTTTCCACTCACACCTAATCTTGTAGCTTATAGCTTTGACCTCCCCCACAGACATTCCATACTCTTGGGCCATTTCAGAGGCTGTCATCTTTAGCCTGATACCCTTCATAACCCGTTCAGCGTCGGTTAGTTCTTCATCTGCTAGTGTGCTACGCTTTCTAGGTAGTAGGAATGCGTTCTCCTGCACAGGTGCAAGGTGTGCAGCTTTGGGTGCTTTAGGTTCGGTCATGTCTTTATCTCCTACCATGGCGTGTCGGGGTATAGCTGTTCTAAGGTTATCTTGGGCTCATTGTAACCTCTAAGCCACTCCTCGTCTACCTCCAAGACTTCAGCGAGCTTAGAAACTTGCTCCAAGGTAGGCTTTACTTGGTTATTGCTGCTTATGAACTTCACCACCTTAGTGTAAGTGACACCGGCTTTTGCCGATATTTCTTCGTAAGAGATACCCCGTGATAGAATGGTGTTGAGGAGTCTCTTAGCGAATATAGCCTTGGTTTTTACTACCCTAGGCTTAGGTTGGATCATCTGGGTTAATCCTAAACTGCACCCGCAGCTCTCGGTCACTGGAATCCAAGATACCATTAAGGAAGAACTGGTAGGTTTGATTATTGTAGTTTCTGAACATAATAGCCCTCTCATGGTCTACTTTCACACAGAACCAGTTCTCCTTATTAAGAGAGGTGTAGGTTTTACCTTTCACCAGTCTAACGCTAGTATTACGGTTAGAGTTTATCTGGTCCTCAGTAGGGTACTTTAGAGCTTCTCCACACCAAGGGCAATAGTTAAAGCACAGTGTAGGAGTCGTGTTCTTCTCGTTGGGGTTAAACCGTAGCACAGAAAGTAACTCGGTATCCGGCACACCACAGAAATCTGCATGTAACACTTTGTCTAAAGCTAGCACTACCTTTTGCCGGATTGGGCAGCATTTGTTCAGAGGTAACATGTCACCCCCAGCCAGCTCTCTTCTTTGGTCGGTCATTTACTAGCTCCTTTACTATTAAGCTTTCTCAACCTAGCCTGCTCCTTCTTCGTAAGAGTAGGCAAGCCTTCGGAGTGCCTCACACAACAATAGTGTAGTATACCGTTCACTACCCAGTTAGTGTTTGACAAGTAAATAGTAGGCCTGTGCTCAGTCATCCTAAGCTTCACAGGGAAAGTCTTGTAGCAATCTTTGTAGTCGCACTTGACCCTATGTATGAGTGTCATTATTCAAACTCCTTTCTCTACTCAGTTTAAGAAATTCGAGCTAAGAATTCAACTTGAAAAAATTTTTTTATTTTCTGTGAAAGGTTAGTATATAGCATACGCGGTGGTCGCCACCGTCTGTTAGTGTTTGACAGTGCTAGCCAGTGGGAGCCAGTGGGAGACAGTGATAGCCTCGGAAGCCTCGTATAACAATGGCTGACAGCGTTTAACAGTGAGTGACAGTGGCTGACAGTGCTTGGCACTAGTGACACTGGCTTACACCGCTTACCATTGGGATCACTGCTTAGCTCTGCTGTCACTGTGTATCACCGTGTATCACTGGCTTACCCTTGTGTCACTGCTTACCACTGGCTTGTACACTGGTGCCATGGGGGAGTGCCCCGGTGTCCTGGTGTCCTGGTGTCACCATGGGACGTCCTGGCAAGCTCCTGGTGTCGTCCTGGTGTGGTCGTCCTGGCGTTCTGTCACCCGGCCCCGTCCCGGTGTCCTGGTGTCCTGGGAGCGTATCGAGGCTACATAGCCTTGTATCACTAGCTTTACATTCTACATAAGCCTATACATAGCATAGGTTTATAACTGGTCGGACCAGTTGTTTTATTGGTCGGACCAGTCATAACTCTATATACTGTATAGGCTTACAGCGATTGTAAGGCTAATCTTACGTGTAGGCTAACTTTACATTCGTCATAAGTCTATACACTGTATAGGCTTATACTGGTCGGACCAGTGTAAGTCTAATGATATCAACAACTAGCTACCTACAGGCTCTGTATCGTAGGCTTATCGTTGTATACCCCATGTATCCTAGCTTCTAGCCTACAAGCTATATTAGTTTATCCCTTTGGCATACCCTTCGCTTAGGAGGGAGGCGTCGCCGCAAGGCTTCAGATTTCAGACCCTTCACTAGATCGGACGCACGGCACCAATTCCGCCTCACCTACTATAGGCCCCGGCTTTATGAGAGCCACGGCTGTATCAATATCATGACTGCGGAGCCAAAGCCGGTTGAAATCCGGCATGATAGGCCTACCAGCCAGTATCACACTAACTTGATACCGTTCGCTGGCCTACCATACTCTCCCTTCACCGTTTAATAAGATACGCACAGCGGATCGGCGGGAAGAACCAAGGGAGTGTTACACAACCTCTATCAGTCAACGGGCGAACTCTCCAAAGTGACAACGCCCCCGCGAATAGCGAGATACACGCGTGGCTGTATCAAGCATAAGGCTACACTAGACTCTTAATGTGGTTGCAATATTAGGCGGGGCCGTTCATAGACTGCGGCGGGACTGGAAACTCAGCTTTCCAGCCTAGTAGGCGAACTCCCCATAGTGAGGGAGAAAGCTTATACCTTTAGAGCTTAAATAACTCTATATGTCAAGGTATAGGCGAACGTCTAGGAGTGCATAATGTAGGGGTAAGATCTCTATTGCATAATCCGTATCCCACAACCGTAAGTAGCGCTTGAAATAAGAGCCTAGCAGGGGAAGGGAATTTCTGATAGTTGTTGCACAGTATGCACTGTGTCGGCTATACAAACTTAACACACTGATTTTATTAGTGTGTTTTGTTTGGTAGCTCGCACAGTGCTAGCTGAGTTTGTAGCAATCTAGCTTCACAGAATAGTGAGTCTAGATTTCTACAACCTTAGCATGGAGTGAACAATGGTTAAAGTATTAAGCTGTGGTGGCAGGGTCTATGTGAACCCGAAGTATATCAAGGTCACACCTAAAAAGCCCATAACCACCATGGAATTCGTAACTAAGTTAAAGGAGGCCGGGGTTTTAGACCCACACCTTTCTAACTTAGCCAAAGATTATCGGGCTGCGCTAAAGGCCTGAAAAGTAAGGGTGACGGTATATACAGAATGTTCTGTATAATGGTGGGTTCGATTCCCCCTCTCCCTATGTAGAGTAAATCTCTCAATTCAATCTCTGCGTTTAGAGCTGTGAAGTAGGTTTTTGAAACGCTGGAAGTCTATTAAAGACATAGGGTTACGCCCAAAAACGTAATCTTTGTACTTTGGATTCTTTTAAATCTATAACCTGTTTTTTTTGAGGCCCCTGAGAATATAAATATCAGAAAAAGGCCATATAGCCCTAAACATTGACTTTGAAGGCCTTTAATGAGAGGTGATTCTCACTAACAAGCAATTTCCCAAAAAACCGAAAGGCTATACCCATGACAAGGAATAGTATGATACTCTTTATAGAGAAACCAAGTCTAGAGGAAGAGGTGTTAGACGCTAGAATATATCTATACTACGCTATACACCACGAGTCTGACTTTGAGATAGACGAGGCTATAAATAGGCTTGCATCTCTAGAGGCAAAGCTAAAGAATAGCTAGGCTTCTTTCAAGCGCACACTTAAACCATAGGGGTGTGCTTGAAAGAAACCTAACTTAACAAAGAAAGGCCCGGTGACATGGGACCATTAGAACTCGCATATAGGCAAGATGTTCTTACAGGCTGTGAACCATACGGTTCTCATTGGGAGCACCACTCTGCTGTTTTCGCTAGGCACTGTTTTAAAAAGCACTACTTTAACCACTGTAAACACTTCAGGGAAGAAAACGATCTAAAGAAAGGCATAGACTCAACATATGAGACTTGCCTTAGAGACTAGTTCTCACTAAGGGACACTAAAGAAAGTGTCTCTTAATGACAACTAACTTTACAGGAGTGACAAACCATGTATTTATTCAAAGAAGTCTGTGTAGATCTTCCTAATTCACAGCTGGTTATCCAGTTTGAGTGGGATAATTCTGTGTGCAGGGTAAAATACCTGTTCATGGAGAACGAACAATGGTGTAGCGAGAGCAACACAACAATCACGCCAAGGGAAGGCTCTAAGTCCCACAGGGAGTGGTTAAAGATAGCACAGTCATAAAAAGCAAGTATTGAAGTCTGCACACTCTAAAGGTAGGGTGTGTATTCTTGAACACTTACTGAAAGGAGCCACCTATGACATGGTGGAATGACCCCAGACACAATACGGAACAATGGTATGAGTCTTTTGATAAAGACACAATGAAAGCCGAGTATGTGTCTTACAAGGGTGAAGAAGAAGAGACCCTAGAGGTAGAGTGCAAGTATGTTACTTGCGATACCTGTAACGGGAAAGGTTCCTACGTGAACCCAAACATTGACGATAGGGGACTATCCTATGATGACTTTGATAGAAACCCTGGATTTCGCGAGAACTATTCTAGTGGTATGTATGATATCACTTGCGTATCTTGCGAGGGACTAGGCAAAGAGCCACAACCAAAGAAGGGTTGCCCTAACTATGCTAGGGTAACTAAAGAACTAAGAGAGGCTGCACAGCAAGCCTATTACGACCGGCAAACCATGGCGGGGGAAATGGGATGGCATTGAAAGGAAAGTTATCAACGTAGCACACCCTGAAAGGGGTGTGTCTCATTGACAACTAACCGAAAGGAGACTTTATGGACCGATATGAAAGTAGTAGACCAAAGATAGGTGAAGAGATTATAGATATCTCTACAGGTAAGTCTATAGGAAGGGTTACACACTTCTGCGAAGTAAGTGACGTCCTATATCTTGATAGACTGATACCAGGCACGGAGCACCATAATACCATTATATGGCGCTTCACAAACAATCTAAACATATTGCATACTTGGGAGTCAAAGAAGGAGTAGCTGTGGTTATGTCTAAAGAAGAACAGGAGTGGTTTGATAAAAGACCCCCTGTTCCTTCCAATGCCAGGGTTCTTGAATATAGAGAAAAGGACGGTTACGGGATAGTTATCTGTGACCTAGGCTTTAGAAGGTTCTCACAATCAAAAAGGGAGTATGTGACTTGGTCCTACCGTATCGGTGATACGGGAGTAGGGGCGGGACACTATTTCTCGGACTTAGAGAGTGCCGCAAGGCACTACAAAGAAAGACCATTATGAAAGTATATAGAAAGTCTATGATCTCTGGTGTATTCCAGAGCATGGATCTTCCTGTAACACAGGAAGAAATAAACGATTATGAGGGGGGAGGCAGGCTATTACAGAACTGTTTTCCCAGATGCTCCCCAGGGGAAAGGGAGTTCATCAAAAGCGGTATCACACCTAAGGAATGGAATAATCTATTCCCTCCTGAGGACGAGCTATGACCTTTGACGAATACATGCTAATTAGAGAGGTTATAGACCAACATATCGTTAAGAATAGCCTCCTTCCAACCTATCAGGAAGATCTAAGGGTGGCTAAAATGTCGCTCATGTTTTTGTACAGAGAAAGGAACGACCCATGTTCCAAGTGTTCACCCAAAACGGATTGATGTACCACACCGCTTAATAGTTTAACAAGGGAGCTATCGAAAGGAAGCTCTCTGATTAACCTATTGACAAAGGAGGATAGAGATGTTAAAGATCTCTAAAGAGTCTCACTTAGATCATGGCTTAACTTTAGGCCATATACAGTGGATACTCAAAACTTACGGGGATAAGGAAGGTTTCTTTATTGAAACTATGGAATTCCCAAAGGAACTTGGATTGTTAGACTGTGGACTACATGGTCCTTGTATGGGTGACGAGCCCATAAAGGAATCCGAGGTTATTTATGAGGTAAGAGGTAAAAGAGAAGGAAAGTCTAGATTAATAGACCGACCTTCTAGGAAAAGCAATGAAATAACTATCATTGCTGGTCCTCATGGCGAGGATAAGTGTCTATTATATACCTGCTTTGGTGGGCCACAAGCACCAAAGGAAACTTTCGATGCTCCAGAGTCGGAAGAGTCTCGATACTTTTGGGCAAATCATGCCCTAAGTAAAGGATAAATAATGCCTATATATGAAATGGTAGATGCATGGGATTGCTACCCGGAGGATAGGGTATCCCTTAAAAACCACTTGTCTTACTACTCCCCTGGCACAATTTGTGCCTTAGGGGCTAGTGCCCAAAAGAGACTAAAGGACGATCAAGTCCCTCTATTCCTGGAGTGGGTAGCCAGGGCTTTGAATTGATACAACGATGGGGTTTCCTTGAAACCCTATCATTGTCTTAATTGAAAGGAGTATTTTAATGAGATACTGACGAAATAGATAGTTAAAGGATAGAGGCCTATAGTAAAGCTAATCGTTTTAGCAACCTTAACAACGGGAGTAAGTTGAGGGACTTTTGGTACACCATTATGGGAACTACTGAAGGTCCATACCCTAACAGTCAGGACAAGACATCATGCCCTAACTAAAGGGTAGTCTTTATGGTATAAAGCGAGAGGTTCGATTCCCCGCAAGGCTATGTTAAATAAAGAAAGGAGTGTTACTATGTCAGTAAAGAAGTTTGTCCTGTATAAGGGGCCTTCTATGCTATCTAAGGGTCGTGACATTGTTGCGATACTTAGGACGGCAGGAAACACAAAAACGGGTAAAAAAGAGGCCTGGGGTCTTTGGATTATCCCATTGGATATTGGCAAATCAATGTTCAATAAAGACGTCCCTCCGGGGAGTCACATGTCTGTATGTGGCTCGTGCCCTTTGGGCGGCTCGTATACTTTAGGAGGTGACATAACACGGCTATGTTATGTCAATGCCCAAGGGGTGAACGCGTTAGCGCGTTCTTACTTCAAGAGCAATGTGAACGGTGGCTTCTATGAAGCTGCTAAAGAGTTAGAAAGGAACCCCCCTAACATTGTTAGAGTAGGTTCCTGGGGAGACGGTGCTGCTCTCCCTACTAGGGTCTTAAAGAAGCTGTTCAAGCTTCTAAAAAAGCACAAAGTAGGCCACACAGCCTACACACACCAGTGGAGAGTGGACGCAAGGAAAGTTATAAGGCAAAACTTTATGGCTAGTGTCCACAATCAAGAGGAAAGGGAGCAAGCTAACTCTAAAGGCTTCCGAGTATTCGGTGTGGGAGAATTCGACGGGGCTACGTTATGCCCTGCCAGTGAAGAAGCAGGCAAAAGATCCACTTGTGCACAGTGTAAACTGTGTGACGGTGGGACGGTAGCCGACTCAAGACGGGATATTTATATCCCTCCCCATGGAATAGCAAAGAAACGGTTTAAGACCTTAGAGGTCTAGAAAGGAGGGGTGCATGTCACCCTTTGAAAAGGAAGGCAAAGACCTTGCCGATAGAGTATCTCGCTTCATAAACAGTGGGACATTCCAGGGACAAAAGGCCTTCATACACCACATGTCAAGAGACCATAGGACTCTTCAACAAGGGTTTACAAGGCTATGTGTGGAATGGATCAAGGCACAGTCAAAGGCAAAGCATGACCAGAGGAACCAAGCCTCAGTGGAGCTATGCAAAGAGATAGTAGAAACAATCGGGGAAGATAGTTTCTTCCTCCCTCTAATATAAGAAACGGTAAGTTGTTTTACGTAGGGCATTAAAGGATGCCCCTCATAAACCAACTAGCTAAAGGAGAATTAATATGGTAACACTAACACCTGCTTATGGGCGGGACTACAAAAGCAAGGCGGCTGCCTTGAGGGACTTTGAAGGTGGTAAGGACTTCATGTTCCAACCACACGGTAAGTATTGCTCAATTAGGGACTTCCCTAAGGGCACAGAGGTAAAGATCCGTTACGGAAAGGTAAGGAAATGTCTAGTAACGAAGATAAGCTAAAAATATATAAGTTTATAGGTGGTGCGTTCTTTACAAGAGAGGAAGTGCTAGTAGTGGCTTCCTCTCTAAAGGAGGCATGGGAGTTTATAAACAAAGACGAAGTATTGACGAGGGTTATGGAGTTCGATAAAGTGGTGTCCCTTGAGAAAGGGATACTAATGAATTCCAGTGTAGAGGAGTGGTAAATGGAAGTAAGGAAACCTTACGGGGTAGTAGAGTTGGACGACATAGTAAAAGCTATGTCACCGTTCAACTCATTCAAAGCATTGATAAACGCCCAAGGAAACTACAGACCTACTATAAGGTACAGAGGGTTTAACTCTGCACTATTAGCAAAGGCATACGACAAAGCACAGGAAAAGAGGGGAGACACAAGGAGAGCTTACACAGACTTTGAATGGCTTATGATAGCAGCCCCTTTTTGAGGCTGTTCCTATAACCCATTGATAGAAAGGGAGTGTCATGCAAAAGATACTCGATAGGGTGAAAAGGCTTCTAGCAATAGCCAATCACCCTAATTCTAACCCTCACGAGGCTGAGAGTGCCGCTAAACGTGCCCAAAGTTTAATTACTAAGCACGGGATAGAGCAAGCCCAGCTAAGAGCGGAGCAAAAGAAGGACGAGCCTATCGTCCAACTTAGAATGCTTCGGTCTAACCGTGTGGCAAAGCACAAGCTATGGCTTGTGGGTGGCATAGCAGCTGCTAATAATTGTGAATACTACTACAGTCCTGGTTATTCTGTGACTGTTTACGGTCACAAGTCTAACGTTGACTTAGTAAAAGACCTCTACGAAGTCTTAATAAACTCAGTAGAATACTGGGCTAAAAGAGAGGCAAAAGGTAAAGGTCGTAGGTTTGTGAATGGCTATAAGATTGGTATGTCCCTTCGCATAGGGGAGAGGCTAAAAGAAGCCAAGAAACAAGCAGAGAAAGACGCCACTGACCCCACCAAAATAGCTGAGCAAGCTCTAGCTAACGGTGAGAGTGTGAACGAGGCTCTGTCTTCCTTCTCTTTAGAGAAGGTTACTAAAGGTCTTGTTTTATATAAGAACCAAAGAAACCTAGTACAAACTTGGGGCAAACTAAACCTCAAGCTTAGAAGCGCTCCTTCTAACAGTAGAGCAGACTCAGCAGGGTTAGCTAGTGGTAGAAGAAGAGGTAACTCAGTAGGCCTTGGTGGAAACAGGAGTCTTAAATGAAGAGAATAAAGTGGACCAACATAGTTAAAGCTATGACTAAGGACAAGCGTATAGTTGATAGAGTCACTGGGACTAAGAACACCCAAGACTCTGTCACTGACGTAGTAATGACTAGGGATAGTGGTGTGTGGTCTATACAAGTCATGTCCATGAGGACTGTGACTGCTAACACATTGAAGTCAGCAAAGAGAAGAGCCGGTAAGATATCGGATGAGATGGAGGGTAAAGTTGGAAGTTAGAACTACTATAAAGAAGTGTAAAGATACTGGTGAGTATATAGTTAGGCTGCACGTCAATGGGGTATACCATGCTGCGGCTAACTATTACACACCTGACAAGGAAGATGCTGTGTCAACAGCCAGGGAAATGGTAAGACAAGCAACGGGGATCAGCAATTGATTTACGTAAGGTATACCTAGTTTATACCTTCCATAAACCAATAACTGAAAGGAGTTTTATAATGATAGATAAAGAATACTTAGAGAAGTTAGAAGTTATGAACGGTAGGCAGCTACTAGCAGAGCTTACCTCATGGCAAAACGCTATAGGCTTCAGACATGAGAAGCAAGACAGGCAGATGAATGAGTTGGAGGTGCTTAAAAGTAAGATAAATACTCTAGAGTCTGACTATGAAAGACTTAACGAAGATTACAAGAATAGTAAGAAAAAACTAGAGGAAGCCCACGACTACGCTGTTAAAGTAGAGAAAACAATAGTGTCTAAGGTAGACAAGAAAGGATAATAGAATGAGCTTAAGCCTATTAGAAGGGCTTGAGAGGAGGCTTAAAAGTGAGCCTGATAATACCTTCCTCAAAGCGAGGATAAAGGTAGTAAAGGAACGCTTAGGGCTTTCTATCAAGCCAAGGGAGGCTATACCCCCTCCCATGGTCATTGATTACCTGTTAGCAGGTAACTCTACAGCCACAGTGCAGTGGTTGGAGGGAGAAGAGAAGAGGCACCTGACCTTCTCGATTAAACAGCACCTACTAAAGAAAGGTAAGAAGGTAGTAGAAAAGCTACCTAAGTGGGACGTGTGGTATAGAAAGAACACACAGCTATACTCTTACCTATACCAGTTAAGGAGAGGGAAGAAAGGTATCGAAGTTCACAACTTCGAGAACCCTCCTGACCAACTGATTAACGCTGCTTATGTCTTAAACAAAGTGTTAGACGGCAGCACAGAACACTCTGTATTCCACGATGGAACCTGCGGGTGTTGTGGTTTAGAGTTGACACACCCTGAGAGTATAAAGAGAGGTATCGGCCCTCTATGCTTTGGTAACATGACCACAGAGAAAAGGACCGACCTATGCTGATACCTGTGTGCTGTGGCCTTATCGTGGTCTGCTTCTTCATCCTATACTTAGGCTTGAGAGAGGCAGCTGAAGATGGGCGCAGAGAGAGACGCTACAAAGAGCAAGCCCAAAGGGACTTAGAAGAGGAAAGGGATAAGTGGTTCTTCGACACCCGCTTTTAATAGTGGGGGTTGAAGGTCCATGTTATCTTCCCTGAGTTCTTCTTCCTCTCCATTAGAAGGACACTGTTCATAGCTGGTGCTAACTTATTAAGCTCAAAGCCCAGCTTCCTAGCACTTTTAGCAGACAAGCTATACTCTATGCCGTTACGCATAGAATACTTAGTGAACCTTTTATGGAGCTGTTCAACTGACCACTCCTTGTCTTGGTTCTTAGGATCCTTAGCAAAAGGTAGCAAGCAATCCCATATAGGATTATCAGACAGCTGCCTACTAGATTGATCTTCAAACATGAGATTGATATAGTAGTTAGCTTTACTGTAAGACCCACCACAATAAGCCTGTATAAGCTTAGCGAAGTCAGCCATTCTTAGCTTGTATAAGCTCATCTTGTCCATGGTCTTAAAGTTCTTGACTATTATGTTCAAGTTATTAAACAGGTCACCCCATATAAGGGATCTGTGTGCCAGCACGTCACCCTTGATAGAGCTTTCTGAGACATACTTCTCAAAGCGATCTACCTTGAGTGGTATAGCCCTGTCTGCTACGTCTTCTCTAAAGAACTTAGCGTTCATGGTAGTTATACCTACGGAACACTTAAGCCAGTACTCAGCCTTCTCATTGTCTGTGTAAAGAATGCGCTTAACTTCCTTGGTGCCTGTAGCTATGACAGCTAACAAGTTAACCAGACCCTTAAAGGACTGGTCAACATTATCAAACACAACATGGTTCTTCCCTCTGACTATCTCCCGAAAGGCGCTAGCGTCCAAGGGCATGTCCTTCACACACTCATTGCTACCAGTTATGACCCACTCGATACACTTAAAAAGTGTGGTCTTACCGCTGCCATGAGTGCCTTCGAGGACCAGGATAGGGCGAGTAGCCATAAGCTCAGGAAAGAACAAAGAGAACAACCACATCTTAGCAAAGAAAGCTGCTGTCTCCTTCTCTTGTATGGTGCCAGCAAAGTTAGGCTTGCTAAAGACATAGTCCTTCATGGCGTTGTCACACTTAGTAAAGTCAGGGACTACCTTCTCGCAGCATGTGGTGTCGTTAATAAAGAATATGTTCTCGCAGAACCCATTATCTACTAGCGTTATGTGGTCACCGTCTAGTCTCCAAGCTGCACCGTCGAAGTTGTTAACGTAAAGCACGTTAGACTCTTCGTCGAAGTAAGCCCTGGTTGCAAAGAGGGCACCGACCCCGTTAGTAGAGGCCATAGAAAACAAGTAAGAAGAAACATAGTTATAGTAAGAAGTGGAAGCGTTTATCTCATAGTGTATCTCAAGGTATACTTGTAGCTCTCTGCTCTTCGGTGTAATCTTAATGAACTTCTTACCGTGGTAGAAATAAGCTACGTTCTCGGTCTTACTAACTAAGAACCTGCCCTTGATATTCATGTCCTCCCACACAACCTCGCTAACCTTCTGTTTGCGCTCTTGTATGGTAATGTTCTTGGCTCTATTAATATAGAACAAGACTTTCTGTATGACGTGACCTG